GTGAGCCGTGGCGACGACGATCACCTGCGAGGTCGGGCGCAGCGGGAGCTACGGTGTTCGTGCGTCGGTCAACAACCACGTCTTCATCGAGTGCGGCGTCATGCGCGGGGGCTCTCGTGCTCCTGACATCAAGATCCGCACCGGGGTCGGTGCTGGCATCCTGACGATCCACGAGTGGCAACCGGTGGACGCTGCCGACGACGTCGATCACCTCAAGCCGTTCCGCGTCAACTTCTCCGCGAACGCAGCTTCCGCCGAGAAGTCGATCCTGTACGACGACGGCACCAGCGGCGAGCTGTGGAGCACCGGCACGCTGGACGGCGCGACCCCGGTCAGCGACGGCGTGCAGCTTACGGTTGACGCGCCCGCCTTCGACTTCGACGACTACGCCGACGGCAACCTGTCGCTGAACTCCGACTGGATCTCCTGCGGCAACGTGGGCATGTACGCTGGCGACTACGACACGGCGAAACCTGGCAAGGAACTCCGGTTCATCAACGGGTACAACGCCTTCTCGGTGTACCGGTACTCACCGAGCGGGAACGTGCTGAGCTTCGACGCCTACGTCAAGCTCATGGTGCCGTCCGGCAGCAACCTGGCGAACAGCAGCGGGATCATGTTCTACGGCGAGGGCAGCGGCACGGCGTTCCGAGGCTACCGGATCTACCATCAATGGGGCAGCAACTCGGTCAGATGGCAGCGCATGTATGACTCCGACAGCTATTTCGGCGTCACCACGAACTCGTGGTATTTCGTGACGTCGGTCGTCAACACGTGGTACTGGCTCGCCATCAGAGTCCTCAACAACAACCTCACTTCGGTCCAGGCGTGGGCGAAGTTCTGGAAAGACGGCGATCCGGAACCGGCGACGTGGACCTACGGCAACGCCGACACATGGCGACCTAATCCCGCGACCGCGAACGTCGGGCTGGCCGCGTCTGGTAGCTCCACCACCTCGACCCACTACCTCGATGACTTTTCTTACGTCCCCAGTCCAGCGACCTACGAGACCGAGGGAACCTGGGAGTCGGGCGAGATCGACGTCACCTCCACTGCGCTGTACTCCCGTGCGACCGTGCAGTGGGATGAGACGCTGCCGAGCAACACGATCGCGTCAGTGCTCGCCCGGTGGCGGGCCGGTGGCTCGTGGCTCGCCTGCACGAACGGCGGCGAGATCCCCGGCATCGACGTCGGCGAGGCCATGACTGCCGGGTCGTCGAAAGACTCGCTGGAGCTGCGGGTTGAGCTGGAGACGACCGACACGAGCGCGACACCCTACGTCGGCAACCTCGCCGTGGACTTCGTGCCGTTCGATCCGGCGGGGCTGGAGATCGAGCTGGACAGCGGAACCCTGTCGTGCGTCACCGCTGACAGCTCGCTCGAAGTGTGGGGCATGAGGCGGATCATCGGCGGCGCGAACGACATCGGCTACTCCGACCTGTGGGCCGAGACGCACCAGCCGTACCACCTGTTCCTCGACGACAAGGCACTCCAGGCTGCGCTGCTCTACGGCGGCTGGGAGATCGGGTTCATCGTCGTGTCGCTCGCCCGTGACAAGTGGATGGAGTCGAGCGCATTCGCCGGGTTCCAATTCTCGATGGACCCGATCAAGTACGAGGGTCCGCCGATCGAGTGCCGGTACAACGTCCACGACCGCTGGTCACCGATGGGGCACGGCTACGAGTGGGTGCTGCTCGACCGCGGCATTGCGATCCACGCTGACGGCTGGTACATCGTCGGCCACATCCAGATCGACAATCACCCCGGGTCGCTCCTGGTCGGCCACCGCGAGCTCGAGAACCACCCAGGAGAGCTGCTCGTCAAGGGCATCCGCCGGGACAACCACATTGGCGAGCTCCTCGTGCAGGGCTGGCGCGGTGACAACCACCCCGGGATGCTCATGGCCGCCATGGAGTTCGCCGACAACCATCCGGGGAGCTTCCTCGTCGGCATCCGTGAGCGAGAGGGCCACCCGGGGTCGTTCCTGGTCTACGGAGTCAACCGCGACGGTGCCATCTTCGTGAACGTGATCAACGACACGACCTATGCGAAGCTGGTCGAGGCAGGGATCGTGATGACATGATGGACGAAGTCAGTTGCACCGTCTACATGGACAGGCGCGACGTGACGCCGTGGGTGAAGTCCGTCGAGATCGACCATGACGACTCGATGACGAGGAAGTTCAATATCGAGTTCACAGCCTGGCACTCCTTCGGGACCGAGGGCCGGTGGGACATCTTCGGGAGCTACGACGCCGCCAATCCGCGCGCCGAGGTGCTGATCAGGAACGGACTGCTCGACCCAGCCCAGCGCAAGCAGGTTTCCCTCAGCCGCCGGTCGGCCCCACGGATCACCGCCAAGGGCTACGAGTGGGTCTGGCTCGCCCAGCGGCGCCGTCCGTCGAAGACGATCGTCTTCGCGCCCGCTTTCGGGAACCTCGACGCCGCTGTCCAGGTCGCCCTCGCAAACTACGACGGGCCGATCGGCGAGTACGTCGTCTGGTACGGCATCGACTCGAACCACACCCTCGTCCAGAAGCTCATGCAGGCCGTCGGCGTCAACACGAGCTGCCGGTTCCCGAGGCACTCGGTGGCCCCGTTCGTGATGGACCCCGAGAAGAGCTACTACAAGCAGGTTCTCGAGATCGTCGAACCCTACGCCGTCCAGCCCTACTACGTCCGCTCGACGAACACCATCGTCCTGAGCGACCAGCGCGACGCAGCCATGGGCGCCGGGAACACGATGCGGATCCCGGATGAGATCGTGGACAACCTCGTGGCCCGCCCGCGCTTCCGCTCGAGGCCGACCCGGGTGATCGTGAGGTTCCCGCCATGGCGCTAGAACCGACGAAGTGGATCGAGTCCGTGCTCGAGGTTCCGGCGACCTGGTCGGACGGGACGGAGCAGATCCAACAGGTCCGCCTCAAGATGGGCTACTACGTCCCGGCGCTCGACCCCGGCGAAGGCGGCTCGAGGAACCGCGAGTCGGACGACCTCCTCATCGAGTCCGACCGGACGATCACGAACCGCTACGGGACAGCGATCAGCCGCGAGGTGGAGAGCTGGTCCTACGACGTCTACAAGGGCCCGCCGATCGAGTACAACAAGGAGAGCTTCTCGAACGTCTACCTCCCCGGGATCGGCGGACGCCTCTACCGGAAGGTCGAGGAGGAGAAGGTCGTCTACTGGACCTTCTCGCCGTTCACCGACGGCGACAACCTCGGCAAGACGCGGATGATCAGCGGCTGGGTGATCTACAACCTGAAGGTCGAAGAGTACGCCATGCCAGCCGAGGAGCGGCAGAAGATCATCGACGCCGGGATGAGCGTGCCGACCTTCGAGAAGATCATCCTGAGCAGCGGGCGGTACTGGCGAGAGGCCTCGTTGAACGACAACATCGTCGAGGACGAAAGCTCGCCCCAGGTCGCCATGTGGAAGGACGACGTCATCGTCGAGCACGACGTAGTGGACGAGCAGCCGGACCGCTGGATCATCTGGACCGTCCGGAAGAACACGCTCCGCCCGGGCGTCGTCGAGACGATCGGCCCGACGGAGATCAAGAAGACCGGCTTCTCCTACCGCATCCCGTACCCGATCGGCCCCCCGGAGATCGAGCTGACGCACCGGCAGGACGGCATCCTCATCGAGGCGCACAAGGGCGGCGCGCTCGTGACGAACTCGTGGTTCCCGATCAACGACTACGTCATCCAGCCCGAGCAGTACCGGATCTACCGGAAGAAGCTGTTCGAGCCTGACCGCACGCCGGAAGAGGACCCCTACGGCTGGTGGAAGACTCCGCCGGTAGCTCCGACGCAGACGTCAGTGATCGAGGACACCGAGGTCACGGATTTCAGCGGCGCTGCCGCGAGCGCGCTCCCGGGCCAGACGAGCTACACCGAGCCGCACGACCCGACGCCGATCGACCCGCCGGACGAGACGTCCTTCCAGTTGATCGCCACGGTGGACAACACGAAGGACCGCCACACCGACGAAGCCTACGGCTCCTATGTGGACAAGGATCTCGTGTCGGGCGGTGAGTACGAGTACTACGCCACAGCGGTCATCGTTGACGACGAGAGCCCGGACAGCAACCACGAGACGATGGCCTTCAACGGCGCACACGACCGCTGGCTCAGGATCGGCAAGCGCGCGCTGCCGGACGGCTCGGTCGAGACGGACGCTCTCGCTCCGGACGACCCGTCGGTCCCCGGGATCGAGGACGAGATGGGCGAGACGGTGTCGTTCGAGGTGCCGACCGAGGACGACCCGGTCGAGGTGACCGAAGAGATCGCCGAGCGCGTCTTCGCGACCTCATCCGGAGAAGACCTGACCATCGACGTCGAGGTGCTCCTGCCGCTCTTCGGACTCGAGTATGGGCAGCGGGTGATCATGCCTCAGGTCGTCTGGCAGGCCTTCGGTTCCGACCGGATCCTGACCTCGCAGACCATCGACGACGAGTACATGCTCAGTGGTTTCAAGCTTAGGTTCGAGCGCGACGAGAGCGGCAGTTGGACGTCGCAGAAGACCCTGCTCAAGCTCAAGGGGTTCTCGAGATGACGATCAGGGCCGAGCTCTACGACGCAGGCACGACCCTGATCAAGGTGCCCTGGGGCGGCAAGCCAGGGATGGAGCTTGCCTACTTCCGCGAGATCGACATGGAGTACGACTTCACGCAGGACGACTACCGGATCGGCGAGATCAACGACGCCCTCCTCGCCACCGAGGCGTGGGTCGATCTCGCCCCCTGGCCGCAGCCGTTCCCCGGGGTGATGTGGGTGGACTACACCCCGAGGTACTACGGCGAGGAGGGCCCCGGCGGGCTCCAGTTGACCATGTACCACTGGTACGCCTGGGGCGATGACGAGAACGCATTCAACCCGGTTCCGGCAAAGCTCTCCCAGATGAGCCGCCCGGACTTCCAGGTTCCGTTTGCCGATCGCACCGATGAGCGGATGGGCGACTCGCTGACCCAGGAGGAGATCCAGGAGCGCAACGACCACCCGACGAAATGGCTTCGCCTGCCCACCAGAAACGAGACTGGGATGTGCGAGCTGCTCCAGCCGGCTGCGCTCGTGCAGCGCGGGCAGGTCGGAGCCTCCTTCGGCCTCGCGTCCAACTACAACCCGCTCTTCTTCCCGTTCGACCTCCGCCGGCCAGAGTACTACTCGATGGTCACCGAGGACGGCACGACGGTGTCGGAGGAGACGAAGATCCAGCACATGCGCCTGATGGCCGACGGCTTCTACCGGCTCTACCTCGTTCCTGCGCGGTGGAGATGGGTGGCGACCGTCGCGGCCACCTTCGTCTACATCTCGTGGTTCGAGGCCTTCTACACCCGCGAGGTGTTCACCCACGCTTGGTTCAACCGGCCGCCGATCTACCCGATTCGGCACAACGTGCTGACCACGAGTCAGTACCCGGGCCTCGAGTACAACTTCAACTTCTACTGCTCCGACTTGGGCGTCAACGATGGCTTCGACAGGTCGCGCGGCTCGGCGTTCCTGCGGCAACAGATCATCGAGGCGCAGTGGTACACGATGTCGGAGGTCTACCTGTTCGTCGGCAACGACCCGGTGACGCTGACGCTCTGGCAGTACCCGCCGGAACCCGGAGACGTGGTGCTCGGGATTGGGAAGATGGACTCCTGGACCGGCAGCGAAGAGCGGCTCTGGCTCATCCAGAAGCAGAGCGTCGCGGATCGGTGGCCGAACACAGTGATCGCGCAGTACCTGGTCCCGTTCATAGTGACCATCTAGGAGGGATGATGGAACACGAGAAGCAGCCCGCGACCCAAGATCCAGGGATGCCCGCATCAACCGAGGAGCGGTTCGTGGCCGCGCTCGAGAAGATCGCCTCAGCGGTCGAGGTGCAGGCCGACTCCAACGCGAAGCTGGCCGCGTCCTTCGACGCGATGACCGAGAACATGAAGCGGATGACCGCCACCATTCAGGGCGCGCAGCGGAAGATCGGCGGCGAGCTCGGCCCGCTCGTCGATCGCGCCAAGGAGACGAACCGGAAGCTGAACGAGGAGCTTCAGAGAGCGAGGGCGACCAATGGCGCAGGGTGAGGTCCGCCTCCGTGACGCCGACGTCCAGCTCCACAACTACCGGCTCGACCACGTCAAGCGGGACGACGTCTACGAGATCAACGTGGACTTCTACGCGCCCGAGGCAGTCTCCTCGATGCTCCTGTGGACGAGCGTCGCCTCCAGAATGCGGGTCAAGATCGGCCTCGGTGCCTACGTGGCGGTCGGGAACTCGCGCACCACAGCCGTCGATCTCGGCGCTTTTACGGCCGGCGAAACCAAGCAGGGTGTGATCGAGGTCGTAGTTCCGGCTGGCGCCGACACGAGACATGAGGAACTTTCCCTGAACATAGGGTATGGTTACTAGGGGTTGAAGATGAGACTTCTGATCGACCCGGGCCACGGAGGTCACGATCCGGGGGCGATTGGCCCCGGCGGGGCCCGCGAATCCGACATCGTTCTCGCCGTCTCCCTGATGATCGCTGGCGCCATCGGGATGAACGACGACCACCAGTGCCACCTCACGCGATACAGGGACGACTTCCTCGAGCTCGACAGCCGGTGCGAGATCGCGAACGGCTGGGCCGACATCTTCGTCAGCATTCACTGCAACGCCGCCGACAGCCCGTCGGCGAGCGGCTTCGAGGTCTGGACGTCCCCCGGCACGACCGACGCCGACCACATCGCGACGAGCCTCTGGGAGGCCCTCCGGTCCGGCTTCCCGGAGATGCGGGCGCGCCTCGACAACTCCGACGGCGACCCCGACAAGGAGTCTCGGTTCCGAGTCCTTGTCGGCACGAACATGCCAGCCGTCCTGGTCGAGCTTGGGTTCATCTCGAACCCAGAAGAGGAGCTGCGGCTGGCCTCGACTAGCTTCCAGGTCAGAGCCGCTCAACTGATCGGGAGCACGATTCTGGGGGTGGCCCATGGCACGCGGTGAAGTGACCCTGTTCGACGAGTTCCTCTTCGAGTGCGGCAAGGGCACTCACGACCTAACGTCAGATACCCTCAAGCTCGGGATCGTAGACAACACCATCACCCCGGCCAAGGATCAGACCTCACCGACGTGGTCCGACTTCTCGGCGAACGAAGTTGCGACGACCGGCAACTACCCATCCGGCGGAGTCACGCTGACCGGCGTCACGTTCACGATGGTCAGCGGCAAGCCGACCCTCGCCGCCAATGACGTCAGCATCGGCATCCATGCGAGCGGATTCACGAACGGCTACCACGGCATCCTCTACAACTCATCGGCGGCGGGCGGCGAGGCCATCGGCACCGTGGACATGGGCGGACCGGTGTCTGAGCAGGCCGACGACGTTGACTTCGAGTGGACCGGCGGTGTCGTGTTCGAGCTGCCGTCGAACGTCCTAACATGGGAGTAGCTATGCCAGCGGAAGACGATCGTAGACAACCGGCCACCAGGGTCGTCCTGAGCGACGGCAATGGAGGACGGTGGGTTGGGTACTCATTCACGATCAAGCGGCTGCACACCTGGCTCGCGATCGCTGCCTCCGTTGTCGGGATCGCCGCAACCGTCTACGGCTCGGTGCAACTGTCGGTGGCTAACGTCGTCCGGCAGGAGATCGAGCGGCAGATCGCCGACGAGCGTTCACCGTTCAACCGGCAGCTTCATTCGGAGTTCGACCAGGGATGCGTCCTCGGGCAGTCCGAGGTCCGACAGCGGATGCGAGAGGTCGAGCGCGAGCTGGCGGTGCTTCGAGAGCAGAACGTCCATATGAATCAAGAATTGTCGGAGCTGCGCTCTGACGTCAAAGAAATCCTCAAGCTCGTTCGATAGGAGATCGACATGGCAATTGCAGACGACATCAGCATTGCAGCGAACGGCGACATCCGCTACACGGGGACGGCGCACGGGGCGAGCGGTGCCGGGTACTACACCGTCATCGAGTTCCACCGCTACCTCCAGGACAGGGCCGATGACGCGGTGGCGAGCGGTGATGATCTCCTGGACATCACCGACGACACCCCGTCCGAGCGGTCCACCGACAACATCATCACGCTACTCTCGCCCTACAACATCGACGACACCCTGAGCGAGCACCTCTACGACGGCTCGATCATCCAGGCTGGCGGCGACACGATCTACGACGGCATCGTGAACTACGGGACCGAGGGCATCCACATCGAGGTGATCCAGAACGGGGCGATCGTCGCCAACGACTTCTGGAACACCGTGCCGTTCGGCGAGACCGAGAAAGGGCTGAACCGCGACGTGGCTGGCGGCATCAGCCACCGCTTCATGATCAAGGTCAGGACGAGTGCGGCGGACATCGACGGTCGCCGACTGCTCGGCATCAACCGCGAGTTCGGCATGACCTACGGTGAGTTCAAGATCGTCGGCACGGCCCGGGGCAACAACGTCTTCGCTCTGACGCACAGCACCGACCTGAACAACGCCACCGCGGAAGCGACGGTCGCGACGTGGACGACGATCACGAACGTCGAGGGCTATGCGGCGATCGACGTCAACAACGATGCGACCGACGAGTACTTCTACTCCGAGTGGAACCGGGACACCTACACCATCAACCAGTTCTACGAGCGGATGAAGTGGCTCACCCGGCGGGGCAGCGTGTCCACGCTGTACGGCATCGACGCTGGCATCTTCCGGGGCATCACCTCCGAGCTGTCGGGCACGCAGGCGAGCGGCACGTTCGTCGAACCGGAATCTGTCTCGTGGACCGGCGGCACCGGGCAGTTGCTCGCGTGCAACTCGACCTCCGCTGCGACGAAGCTCTGGATCCAGGTGCTGACCGGGATCGCTCCGACGAGCGGCACCGTGACCGGCAACGGCGGTGCGACGTTCACCGTCAGCGGCTCGGCCGACAAGCCGGTGTCGCTGCCGTTCTGCGGTGCCTCGACCGGCTCGGCTCTGATCGGTGCCTACGGGTTCGGCATCGAGTACGCCGACCTGTCGAACGCCGACCTGCTCACCGCACTCGACGGCAACACGTACCAGCCGCCGAACAACGTCACCTTCTACGTCTACGGTCTGGTCAGCGGCGAGGACAGGGTGCTGGTCGGCCCGGAGTCGGGCGGGGCACTGCTCGAATCCCAGCTCACCGTTGACGGCACCTACTCCGGGGGCGAGACGACCTTCACGGTTAACGAGGCGATCCCCGGCGACACGCCGAACAGCGGCACCATCCGGGTCTGGAACGGCGACACGTTCTCGCGAGTGACCTACACCGGCTGGAGCGGATCGAGCTTCACCGGCTGTGCGAACGTGCCTGCCTGCACTGAGGGCGACGACGTCTTCATCAGCTACATCGACGAGCTGGCATCCGGCACCTCCGCATCGTTCACCGGGGTCTACCAGTCGAGCCGGTCGTTGTTCATCCGGGTGCGCGACGGCGGGGCATCGCCGATCAAGACATTCGAGACGACCGGCACACTGGGATCGGCTGGTGGCTCGACCACCGCGATCAGGACCAGCGACGCATAGGAGGCGGCATGACCGTAGCGGTCGCGGGGCTGTGGGAACTCGGGCACGCTGCCCCGATCAGCGAGGCTCCACTGTGGGCGCATCCGCTGCGGGACTTCGCCGTGGACGAGTGGCACATGAGCCCCGTGGCCGGCATCGCTGGCTTCGAGGTCACCGAGTGGGCTGACGCGTTCGAGATGATCCACAGCCTGCGATCGCGCTTCCCGCTCGTGTTCGTGTCGGAGCAGGCCGACTGGGAGCTGAGTGAGTTCATCCACCCGGCGAGCGCGTGCTACGTGTTCGGCAAGGCGAACTGGTCACCGTTCCTGAGCATGGCGACGGCTGAGGATCACGCGGTCCGCATCGACACCGCACTGGGCAGCGGGCAGCTCTGGCCGCACCAGTGCCTCGTCGCCGCGCTCTGGCATCGGAGGTCGCAGTGGCCGTAACAATCACCGATCTTCGTGGGACGCCATTCAACGAATGCGATTCGACGACCGGGTGGAGTGGTGGCGTTGCTGTGTTTACGACTGAGCCCACTCCGGCAGAGGCGACTGGTTGCCTCGGAACTCAGGTATCCACGACGACGACGAATGTCTATTACACCGGGACAGGGCGCGACCTGTCTGACTCTGTCATCTTTATCTGGGTTCGAGCTTACGGCGTCATGGATACGCTCGCGAACGGTGGCATCGGTATTGTGATCGGCGACGGCACGAACAGGATGGCGTACTACGTAGGCGGCTCGAACAAGATGGCATTCCGACACAACGATGGTCCTGTCGAGTGGACCTGCTTCATGCTTGACACGACCTCGCTCCCGACAGGCAAGGCGACGATTGCGGGTTCTGAGGCATCAATGAACTGGAGTTCTATCACCCAGATCGGAGTGCGGTACAAGACCCTTGCGAAATCTGTTGGCGGTGTTGAGAATTGTTGGTGCGACATCATCCGAACTGGCGTTGAGGGGTTGCGGATCACGGGCGGCGGAACCGGGACCGAGGGTGTCTTCTCCGAGATCGCCGCAGCTGACCGCGCCACCACAACGCTCGGTGCTCTCGGAATCTGCCGCCAACTAGCATCAGGCGTTGTCGGACTTCAGGGTCCGCTTACCTTCGGCGATACCGGTTCCGGATCAATTGTGTTCCAAACGGTCGGGGAAACACTCGTCTTCGAGCCGCCTGATGCTGGAGTCGCAGACGATCGGTTCTGGCTCGCCGTGGTCGGCGGGACCGGGAACACATCGGTTTCATGGGTTGGATGCTCGTTCATCTGTCCGGCTGGAGTAGGCGCAGGATTGCTCGCCGCTGAGTCAGACGCAGACACCTTCATCATGAACGGCTGTCTGATTAAAGGTTTCGAGCAGGGGATCACGTTCCTCTCGACGACGACGAGTGGGACATTTACGATCACAGGGAACACTTTCTCGGGATGTGGTCAAATCAATCTCGGGTTCCTTCTGCAAGACGGGGACTTCACCGGAAACACGATCTCCGGATCGACCGATGCTGCGACCGGGGCGTTGCTGCTCGGGTCGACCGGCTATACCTCCGGGCTCACGCTCGAGGACACGACCTTCATCTCTGGCGGTAGCGGTCACGCGATCTACATCACGCAGGCCGGGACCTACACCTTCGACGGCGTGATCTGCTCGGGTTATGGCGCGGACGCGAGCGCCAACGCCGCGATCTACAACAACTCGGGAGGATCGGTCACGATCAACGCCCAGGGCGGATCGAGCGGGCTGACCGTCCTCAACGGATCGGGAGCCTCGACGACGATCAACAACTCGGTGAACGTCAAGGTCACGGCCGTGACGACGACTGGCACGCCGATCTCCGGTGCTCGCGTGTTCCTGGAGACGGTGAGCGGCGGCACCGACATTTTCGACGGGTCCGACGCTACCAGCCTGACCGACGCGAGCGGCGAGGTTTCGACGACGTGGAACTACACCGCCGACGTTGCCGTGACGGGGCGGGTGCGGAAGGGATCGTCGAGTCCGTACTACCGCACCGGTCAGATCGTCGGAACGATCGGGTCCACAGGTTTCGACGTCACGATTGTGCTGGTGCGAGATGAATAGTGGAGGTCCGATGGACGAGGTGTCGAAGCGGAACTTCTCGACGATCAACGACGTGCTCCGCAAGGGCGTCGAGACGGACGGTGTGATCCACACCCGGCTGTGCATGGCCGAAGCTCGGATCACGACCCTGGAAGCCGAGCTGCGCGAGATCAAGGCACTGCTCGGCAAGACCCTCCAGGCTGTCAAGGGTCACGGGCCGACCGCGAGGTAGACGATGGCGATCACGATCGACTGGAGCACGAGGGTCATCAGCGTTCCGAGAACTGACCTGACTCTGATCCAGGCGACTCCGACCGAGATCCGCGAGATGAACCTGAACTGGTTTCGGCTCCAGCTCAAGGACATCGAGGACAACGACGACGGCATGGTCAACCCGGACACGCACAAGCACAATACCGAGGTGTCGCTCGGTGGGCTGACCTACGCCCGGGTGATCGAGATCATCAACGGCTACACCGTGACGTTCGAGGACGGGCAGTACGCCGTCAACCTCGTCGGGGCGAACAGCAACGTCGGCGACGTAGTGAACGTCAATCAGGTGTCGGTGCGCTCGGCGAACTCGGCTGGCATGATCAGCTCGCCCGACATCGAGTACTCGTCGTTCGCTGGCGGCGTCCACCTCAACGTCGCCACCGGAGTCAGCGGCACTATCTACCCGGCTGGCACGCCGCGACAGCCGGTCAACAACCTCGCCGACGCGATGTTGATCGCGACCTACCGAGGGTTCGGCACCATCTACGTCGAGGGTGACGCGACCATCGACGCTGGCGGCGACTACTCGGGGATGACGTTCATCGGCGAGTCGCACGAGAAGACGTTGCTGACAGTCGATGCCGACGCTGGCGTGAGCCGCTGCGAGTTCTACAACGCAAAGGTCGCTGGCACTCTGGACGGTGAGTCGCTGCTCCAGGACTGCCGAGTCGAAGACCTGATCTACGTCAACGGGGAGATCAAGGAATGCTTTCTGCAACCCCCTGGTACCATCACTCTCGGAGGCGGCGCAGCCGCGACGTTCGCAAGGTGCGTCACGGAGTGCACCGAGTGGGGCGCACCGTTCACAATCGACTTCGGGGGGAGCGGGCAGAGCCTCGCGGTAAGGGACCTAAGCGGAGCGATCCGACTGACGAACAAGACAGGGACCGAGGACAGTAGCATCGTCATGGCAGGGGGAGCTGTGTACCTCGACCTGACGACGCTGACGGCTGGCCGCATCCGCATCGCTGGGGTCTGCGACGTCTACAACGCCGCCACCGGACAGCATGTTCCGAGCGGCACCTACGGATCGCTGACGCTCGTGGTCAACGCAATCTCGAACACCGAGATGGCTGATGCCGTCTGGGCAAAGACACTGCCATGACGACGACCGGCGAGTACCTCGTGTCGATCTCGACGCTGGCGACCGGGTCGGCTCTGGATCACTTCCTCAACATCGAAACCGGGGGAGGAACCTGGCCGACCGAGACGGTGCTCGTGGACTGGGCGACGATCGCTCTGCCGGCGGAGCAGGACATGTCGCTCGCTGCCGACAGCGACCTCAAGCTTCTGGCTGACGACTCGGTTGACGTAGACTCCGACGGGACGCTGGTCGTCTCGGATGGCGATGAACTGGAGATCGACTGATGAGCGACATCACCCGCTACCGTGGAGACACCCGCCGCATCCGGCGCACCGTGACCTCGAGCGGCGCCGCTGTGGACATCACCGGGTGGAGCTTCGTGCTGACGGTCAACACCGTTGACAACCCGGTGAACACCGATCACCAGGTGGCGCAGATCGTCGGGGTGATCGCCGATGCCGCTGCCGGGGTCGTCGAGTTCACGCCGACCCTCACTGACGTGGCGACGGCCGGGAGCTACTACTACGACATCGAGGCAGTGGACGCGGGCGGGTCCGTCAGCACGCTGGACAAGGGCGCGTTCACGCTGCTCCAGGACATCACGAAGAATGTTTTCTTGCCGCTGGTCTGGAATGTAGAAGATCAGCCGGTTGGATCTGGCGGTCCTGCAAACGTGTTCGACACCTACGCCGAGAACCTAGCCGTTCGAGCAATCCCGAGCGATGGATATGAGCCGATCACCGCGTTTACCAAAGAACTTTATTGTACCACTGGGAACCCGGTATATTTCAAAGGCATATATGTCGTGCTGTTGCTAGACGCACTGAACATTGACCTGCACAACGGTGCGTTTCGCGTCGAAATCGTTTCGCGGATTTCCACGAATGCTGATTTTCAAACAAGCACATCACTCTTCGTCGGTGAAGACAACTATTACCCAGAGTGGGACGAGTTTCGGATGTTTAAGTCTGACTTCTATACTGACGAAACGATAGGAGTGAATAGCGGGCATTTTTGGGCATGGGAGGAAAGCGGCCTAACCCAATCCGAGACTCTGTTGTTTGAGACACAATGGAACTACGGGAATCCAAAGGGACCAATGGCCGGGTACTGCCTACATCAGATTGAAGTCGATTTCAAAAACGGGATCTTCCGACGTCGCGTGGTTGGTCATTGGGCTGGGGACCAAGGACAACAGTCGTCATGGTGGATTGAAGGTCCGGCATCAGGGACGTTCTTGTCGGGGCAGCAAGTCGCGCAGTCGCTTCAACTCTGGCTCTCTACGCACGACCCCGGAGAAGCGATGATCACACAGATTTGGGTTGGGTCGATCATTTCGCCGTTTCCGGGCGGCGCAGTGTTAGAGGCGAATTATGAATGATGATGTGATTTTGATCCCCTCCACGCTGGTCCAAGTTGTAGAAATCGCAAGCTGGAACTGGGAGCAGGTGGGCTGACATGAACACGCTGATCCTGATCGTCGTGCTGCTCCCGGTCGCGTTCATCGTTTGGCGGCTACTGTCGAAGCGCGACGATGGCGACGTGATCTGGAAGCACATCCCCGTCGAGCGGTTCGCGCTCGTGCGCTACCGGCCGAGCCACTTCTCGGAGAAGACCGCGAGGAACAAGGCTGCCGAGCTGCGCTCGCTGCGGGTGCTCGTGCTCGCGGAACTCCAGCGGATCTACGGCGAGTCGGCCCGCTGCCACATCGAGACACTGACGCTGGATCTGGAGCACACGAAACCGGCCGAGTGGACGCACATCGTCGCCCGCAAGCTCACCGTCAACCCGAGGTTCGGCAAGCACCGGGCGCACTTCGCTGAGGAGATCCACAACCTGTACCGGCTGGAGCGGTTCGGGATGCTGCACATCTACAAGCCCGTCAACGCCGAGGACGGACAGCGCCGCGAGCTCGCGCAGGAATTCTGTCGAGGCGTGTGATGCGCTCGCTGGCAGTCGCCGCGCTTCTCTGCCTGCCGATGGTCGTCGCTGCCGATGACCCGCTCCCTTGCCCGATCTACACCAATCCGGTGCCAGTGCTCGAGGCGTGGACCTACTTCGAGCACGAGGCGATCCTGGTCCCCTACCTTAACGTCGGAGCTGGTCGCCTCTACCTCGACTACGACGTTGTCGCCCTCGCCGCAGGCTACTACCACATGGAGAGCGAGGGCCACCCGGTCGCCGTGCGATGGCGAGCCGGGGCCGCAGAGCACATCTGTGGCGAGGTCCCATCGCCACTGTTCTGGGACGACTTTGAACTGGGCCTCCTCAACAGGTGGTCCGCAACACAAGGAGGATGAAATGCCCGATCAATTCAAGACGGAAGCTGGGTTCTGGGCCGGGGTGGGCCTGTTCATCCACGACCTCGAGCGCAAGCTCGAGATCATGGACTGGACGCTCTCGCCGTCCCGCCTCTACTCCCTCCTGGCGTGGGCGATCGACTGGTGCCGCCGGCAGGGTGTTCCGCTCGCCGGCCAGCCGGCGTTCCTGTGGGTGATGGAGCGGTGCGAGGCAAGGGCGCAGGAGCTGATCGGCACGTCCGACGACGAGATGCGGACGATGGTGATGGTCGAGTGGCGCGACCGCAAGCCGACCTCGATTCCGGGAGTGCTCAAGTGGTACTCGTGGTTCGTGCCGATCCTGAGCTACACGATGACGACGGCGATCACGGGATACCAGAACACGACGGTCGATCCGAGCGGCCACAAGCTCACCCCGGGCGAGGCGGTCAACGCGATCTTCATGGGCGTCGATCGTGCGTGGCGAGACGAGATGCACTTCCACCAGAAGAGCATTTACGGGTGGTACGTGCCCTACCCCTGGCTGGACTTCGTGCGGAACGAGATGATGGCGTGGCGCGACGAGCTGCGCGATCGCCGCGAGATCCCGCCGCCGACCGGCCCGACTGCGTTCTCCGCACCGCCCCACGGCGACCACGGCTGAGGTGGCTCATGCCCGAAGCTCAGTCCGTTGGGGAGCGGTTCACCTCCCGTAAGTTCTGGGCCCTCGCCGTGACCCTCCTTGGGTCAGCCTGGGCCTGTTGGTGGCTCATCAGCAAGCTCGTCAGTCTCTGCTCCAACGACCACATCTCCGAGGCGGTCTTCGAGAACCTCGTCGGCCTCATCATCACCAACGAGATGCTCTTCGCTGGTCTGATCGTGGCGTGGTGGATGGGCGCGAACGTCGCTCAGAAGTTCGTCTACCTGAAAGGATCTGCCGGATGAAGTTCTCCGTGATCCCGCTGTGGGGGCAACTCGCCATCGGAGTCGCCATCATCGCGATCATCTTCGGCACCGGCTGGAAGGTGAACGGGTGGCGGCTGAACACCAAGATCTCCAAGATCGAGCAGAAGCTCGAGGACGCCGAAGCGCGGGAGGAGGGTTGGAAGCGTGACCAGAAGCAGTGTGTCGCGAATGCTGCGGAACTCGAGGTTGCGCTGGCCGAAGTGGCCGCGAAGGCAGAGGAGATCGACGACCTGACCAACCGGCTCCAGGGAGCCGAGAACATCACCCACCGCGTCGCGTCGGAGCTGGCGAAGGCGAGGTCCGAGATCGCCATCGTCTCGAATGAGTACGGCGCGCTGCGGGCTGCGGCCGTGAACCAGAGCGTCTGTCAGACCTACGAGTCAGTCTTGGCGGCACTCGGCGGGGAGGGGCAATGAGCCATCTGAGAATCATCCACCTCGCCTCAGTGGCTTGCGCGGCGGTCCTCCTTGTGTCGTGCGCCTCGACCCCCGAGTGCCCGCCATGCGAACCCGAAATCAAGACCGTCAATGTCTACTACCCTCACCCGGTCCTGATCAGGATTCAACTGCTCGCCGCGCTCGATCTCCCCCCGGTGCCGCCCATGGCGCCGGACGACGCGAGCGACGAGGAGAAGAAGGAGGCGGCGATCGCCATCGCCGAGGCCCGTGAGAAACGCGAAGCGATCCTCAGGAAGCGGGACGAGGCGTGGGCCATGAAGGTCCGCGAGCACAATTCGCAAGAGGTCGATGTGCCAGACCCGGTCGATCCGTAGAGAGGATCCGCACTGGGTCTTCAAGGGCTACTTGCGCGCACTGGAGCCCGGGCAACTGCTATCCCTTGAGGCGTGGCAGCACGAGAGAAAAGAGATCGGCGACCCAGCGGTGGTCGCCGATGCTCGTTTCAGGCTCGAGCTGATCGGGCAGGAACTCAGCCGTCGTCTTCCGAGCCGCAAACGAAACGGCCATCGGAACTCCTCAATTGAGGGATTCGGAACCGGTTCGCTGCCCGCAGGAACAGTGCCCGAACCTCCCGAGGCGTAATCTCTCCTGGGTCGAGATCGGCGGCGTATCGGACGGCCAGGTCGATGTGGTTCTGGACCCTCTTGCAGGCCGGATGGTAGACCCGCGGGGCCCTCGAACCGGACTGATCGACCGGACGACCGCAAACGGGGCAAAGGCGCAGGGTCAAATTGCCCTCCTCAATCCGTTAACGGGCTCCCCTGTCGCTTTTGGCCGGTCAGGACGTGCGGTGGGCCGTCCGAGGTGCCTCGGCGAGAAATCAGGGGCGCTCTGGGAGGTCACCGTTTCTCCGACGTGTTCCAGTCGATCTGCGAAACCAGGAGCGCAGCGACGGTGACCGCGCACCCGGTGTGGTCGTAGGTTTCGACCCAGAACATGCAGTCGTCGCCGAGGCACCTCTCGCCGCCGCCGGCCTGCCTCTTCCCGGTCATCTGGTTGAGGATGCCCGATGCGAGAAACGGACAGACGTACTCTTTCGCTTCATCTGGGGTCACGGCGAACTCCAATAGTCTGGTTGACGTCGTCGTCCTCGACCGGTCGGTAGGCCACGGACTTGAACCAGTGGATGGTGTCCGACCGATTCGGCGGCATCTCGAGGTGCGGACATGTGTGGATGATGGTGACCTCGACTGGGCAGACCTCGACCTTGTAGTTGAGGCCGAGGTACTTCTTCACGCAGTCCCACAGGCTCGCCGGGTACTCGATCTCTCGCAGGACACGGACGTCCTTCGACCCCGGGATCAGCGCCCTGAGCCTGATCGCGTCCCACAGTCCTGAGCCGACGAAATCTACCTTGTGCTCGATCTTCACCTCCAGATCCCGCAGGAACGACGGCGCGACGTTGGTGACTGCGTAGCACCTGAGCTTCTCGATGATGAGCTCCTCGATCATCTCGTCGTTCATGACGGAACCTCCGCGCGCTTCGCGTTGAACGACTCGAGGAGGTGGCCGGTGATCACCCGGTGGCCCTCGGCGCGCCGTAGGCACCCTTCGCACTCGCCGCAGCCGCGCCCCCAGTCGTGCTGGTCATGGCTCCCGTGGAGGCAGTCGTAGGTCATGGCGACGGCCTCGTCGAAGATGTCGAGGGCGTGAGCGACCTTGAAGGCGTGCCCGAGCTCGGTCCCGATGAACGGCACCTCGATCTTGACGTCGAAGTGCTCGGCGTCGATTGCCTTCTGGAGGAAGTCGATCGCGGCACCACCGTCCGACACGCGCGCCATCGTGCTGCCGCTGACGACCATGCCGGCGTTCAGGGCTTGCGCCCGAGAGGCCCCGAGGAGGTGGATCGCGAGCCTGCGCCCGAACCAGAACGAGTTGTTGAGGCCAACCTGCGTCATGTGCGCGGCCTGCTCGTGGGTCAGCCTGTCGGTCATCTCCCAGAGCATCGACGCCTGGATGGACGAGAACGGAACGTCGAGACGCGCCGCGAGCTCGGCGGCGTAGTCGATCTCGTCGCAGTGCTCCTGGCCGTAGTTGAAGCAGATCGCCTCGACGATCTCGACCCCGACGGTCTGAACGAACTTCGCGGCGACAAACGAATTTAGGCCCCCGGACAACAGAACGACGGCTCGCTTGCTCATCATGATCCTCCGCTCGCGACAACCAGCCAGACGACGAGCGCCGCCCCGAGGGCGAGCGCGACCCACTGCCACCATGTGTACCCGTACCCCGGGAGCGTCGCCCTCCACGTCAGGCCGGTCGGGCTGTGTACCAGCCGTCTATGCATCGCCGTCCTCCTTAACGAAATTCGCGTCGGGCTTCCTGAAAGAGAAAGGGGATAACAAACCCTCCAGGAGATACCCGACGCGCAGGTTGATGATAGCACGTCATGGTGTTGCATTCCTGCTGTGAATCAACATCGGCCGCGCCCATCGTTTCTATAGCCCGTACCACCGGTCGCTCTTTGGTAACCCGGTCGTCTCGTTTTTCCACAGCATCGCCATCGGCGTGAACCCAATCGACAACATCTGCTCGAGACGGGCCTCGGCTTCTTCGGGCGTGTCTCTGGGGTGCCCAATCAACACGTAACATCTCAGAGAATGAGCCGGACGTCCTGATGCGGTCGTCCATCCGGCTGACAGCATCCGATCCGCGGCCGATTTCAGGGCGCAGAACTCATCTCCCGGATCGAATGCGAAGAAGCACACTGGCCTTGGCTTGATGTTTGAGAGCAGGTTGATGTGGAAATCAGTGAGAAGCTCGGCGTCAAGGCCACCGGTGAACTCGGCTTGGCGCCTCTGCCTTCCGAGCATCTCGCAAACACGCAGGAAATGATCGTCAGACGTGGCGAGGATGTTGTCGTCCAGAACATTCCACCCTGGCACGATGTCGAGTTCGCGTATCCCACCTTCGACTTTCGGCACGCGGCAGAACCAGCACTTTCTTGGACATCCTCGGCTGGTAATCGTGTAGCCGTTGGCGATATAAAGGCCTCCAACAAACTCCTCGCTGCGCTCGTTGAATGCTGGCCCACCGATCCGGACACGCCCTGGCGCGAAGAAATCCCATGCGTCGAAGAGCTGCTTGGCGTATTCAAGATCCCACGAGAACGTAACAGACACATGAACCTCGTCGAATTCCGACTCGTCTGCGAATAGGCCGGGTGGCCCGAATGCTGTTAATTCGTCGAACGGGGTCGCCCTCGTGCGGCGCGGGAAAACGCGCAGAATGCGAGGTCTTCGCTTCATGGTTCCTCCGGTTGGCGCATCAGCCCCGCTCCAGGTCGATCCACTCGTGCCGCTCCAGGACGCTGCCAGCCAAGTCAACCGTGACCTTGTCCATCGACTGGAGGTCTGCCCGGTGCCGGACGATCTCGCGCAGACTCATCAGGGCTGCGCGGGTCTGACTGGAACACTCCATCGCCCGGGCGAGCTGCGCCTCCAAGTCGGCGACGCGCTGACAATCCTTGGCAGACTGATCCTTCAGCTCGTTTGCAATCTCCCGCAGCGCCTCGTTCGACGACTCCAGCTCGGCGATGCGGGCGCTTGGTGTCTTGGTTGAGCCGTCGCTTGTGACTGCCTTGTACCACTCCTCGTATTCCTCGTACTGTTGGCACCACGAGAGGTGCGGGTGTTCGCCGTCCCTCGCATAGCCGCCGCAGTTGCAGTTGTTCTTGAATGCCCTCAGGCGTGCCGCTGTGTCGTGATCCATCAACCCACCTCCTCGTCGGTGGGGTAGGTAGACTGCAATTCCTTCACGATGTCCACGACCCATTGAGCAAGGTTCATCGCTCCGGGTGAGTAGTGGAGTCCACCGCAGAGCCCGTGTGCCTTCACCGCCCACTCACGCAGCCGGTGGTTCTCGGCGGTGAGGCGGTCGATACGCTCACTAACGTCAGCCGGGGAGTTGCTGTGTTCATCAAGACCGAGGGCCTTCTCGGCGGCATAGCCACACCGAGTGAGTCGCTGGACGCTGCCGAGTCCACCCCATTGATCAAGCCACCGCTCGGCTTCTTCTTGATAGTCCATCACTCCTCCTCCACCAGCCCGATCAGCCGCGCCTCTACCTCGTCGTAGGTCGTGGACTCGTCCAGGGCGGTGCGGATGGCGTCCCGCAGCCTGTCCCGCTCGGCGGCGACGCGGCGGGCGTGGTGGGGGCAAAGATGCGGTGGCTGGCTCTTCGGCGCATCAGCGTGTCTGCGAGCCTCACCATCAATTCCGCACCTCAAATAGACAAAGTCGTGGTCGGCCATTTGGGGGCACTCCGTGGCACAGATCCAGTCCTGTCCAACACGGCGCGGCCTGATGTCGTGGTCGCTCATCGCATCTCCTCTGGCATCTCAACCTGGATCGCCGGCTCCGCGAGATCGGTGTCGTAGGTCAAGATGAGTGCGGCGTCGTCGGTGGTGATCTTCTTCGTCGAATGCCGACCACGAATGCCGAAGTGCGCCGCGTTCGTTCGGAAGAACAGGTTCCCCTTCTTGGTCTTCCTATTGCTGAGGGTCATCCCGTGCTCGTACCACGACGGCGACTTCTGGATCTGGAGCCACCCCTCATGGTCGCCCATGCCCCGGCTGACCATCACCCTGTCACCGTCGGCGACACCGAGGTGCTCCGTGATCGTCTGGGACATCGTGATCTTGATCTGGCCCCCACCCGGCTTGGCGTGGACGCCGATGGACACCCACGGCGTCGCCTCGACCTTGCTGTAGGCGTCGATGATCTTCCAGCCCATCGCTAGGCCTCGTAGTTCTGGAGGGCCCGGAACAGGGCGAGCGTCGCGAGCACGTCGCCGAGGGCGTCGTGGGCCGTCAGCGCCGCGTCGTCGATGTCGAAGAACTTGCAGAGCGACCGGAGCTGGAAGTTCGGCGGCTCGAGGCCATGCAGCGCGCACGTCCACTTCGCGAGCTGGAGGACGTCGAGCATCCCGGACGTCCAGGTCGCGAGCGGGAGCCAAACACCGTTGCGCTTCGAGGCCGCGCGCAGGAAGTCGGCGTCGAAGATGACGTTGAACCCGGCCACGTCCGCGGCCTTGTAGGTGTTGCCCTTGGCGCTCGTGCGCTCGTCGGCCCACGGCTCCGCCCACTTGTAGAGCGCGCCGAGGGCGTCGGCGATCGTCACCGCTTCGGCGTCCCAGACCGGGATGCTGAAGTTCTGGGCCTTGAGCGCCTCCTCTGTGTAGCGGCCGGGGACGAGCTTCACCTTGCGCTCGAACGGCTCGCCGACCCTCTTGAAGCTCGGGCCCAGCTCCGTGACGATGCCGCCGATCTGCGTGATCTGGAACTTGTCACAGTCCAGACCACCGGTTTCGAGATCGATCCAGATGATGTGCTTCATGGACTATCCCCTTTCTCTTCTACCATTGTATCACGTTATGTGATCGTCTGTCACTCGCTCATCGGGAGCTTGCGCTGGAGTTCCTCCTCGAACATCGCGCGCTCCGTGACGACCTCGCCGCTGTCGAGCCGGGTGACGGTCACGCGCTTCGTGTCGTAGTCCAGGACGATCTCGCAATCGACCTGGCGGTACTCGCTCTTCGTGGACACGATGTTGGCGAACTTGTTCCGGCGGGCGACCGCCTCCTCGATGCGGGCCTTGAACTCCGACACCATCGACTTCTTCTCCTCCTCGAGCCGGTCGGCAGCTTGCGTCGATTGGGCGAGCTCCTCGGCCGCGGACGCGAGCTCCTCCGCGGTCAGCACGGTCTTGAGGTTCCGCGTCTCCCGGCGCCGGGTGATCTGGGCTTTCTCTTCGGGCTTCTGGGCGGTCTTCTTCGTTGCCATCTCTTCCTCCTTGTTTCGATCGGTTGACGGCCGGTTCACAATGAGCACACCCGACAGGCGCGCTCGCGCTCGACGCCAAACAGTGAAAGCTGGATTTCGGCCCCGCGCGGGACATCTCCAGACTCGAACCTCTCTCTGAGTTCCTTCAGCCCAGCGGGCCATGTGTCCCGCCTGTCGGATCGGAAGGTGTGCCCGAATTTGGCCTCCTGCGCTTCTGCGTGGGCGTAGATCTCTGGATGCTCCTTCCAGAGTTCCCACCATTCCGACAGCCTCTGGTCGTAGCAGCGCGCACAATCCGTCCGCCTCGGCATCTTCACCCCGCGACAATCGAGATACTGCCAGACGTCGGCGACGGTCCACCCCCACTCTCTGAGCGGGTATCGCTGCTTGATGACAGCCTCGTCGTAGATGCCGCCATCGCGCTCCGGTTCATCAGCCCGGAGGCCGACGTAGGCTACGCTGCCGGGGTGCCTCAGGTAGAAGGCCTCGGCAGCTTGGATTTTCAGGATCCTGGTACACCACCTCATTCTCCAGGTTGGCAAGGCCTTGAAGTGCTCGATCAGACCGTGGAGGTCGTGATCCCCCGTGAGCCGGCGGATCGGCTGACCGAGCATCTCCTCAAGCCGCTCCCAGTGCGCGATCATGTCCGGAAGTTCGTCGCCGGTCGGCGTGCAGATGTAGACGTAGTCGCGGGGCTCGACTTCTGCCAACCGTAGGGCGAGCGCCGTCGAGTCCTTGCCGCCAGAGAGCGCAACGATGTGCAGACCATCCGTCATTCGATTACCCTTCGCAGAAGCTCTGCAAGAGCCCACGCAGCTTGCAGAGGAACGACCGCATTACCGCAGGATCGCAGTTGATCCGTTCGGGCCTCGTCCACCACCACGGCAAGCCCATCAACCACGCATCGAAAGCCGGGTTCAACCGACGGTCCGAGGTGGGGGGCTCTTCCGAGGACGTCTCGCCACTCGTCGAAATCGCGTGGGCCTGGGGGGAAGATGCGGCCCACTGGGTAAGGCTCGGGGTTCCACGAGACGGGCGGATGTGCTCGATCTGCCCCTCGTTCTGGGCGCTCCCGTAGGGAGTCGCCGACGGTGTCGGGTACTGGTTCTCCCCCCACCTCCCCCTGTCCTCCATCTCCCAGTGCTCGACCACCTCGTTCAACGGTCGCGCGTTCGCCTCCATCGTCTCCTCTGAGGCTTTGCCGCTCTTCCAGTCTCGAGCACTCGGAGTCGGCCACGTCCTGACGGCGTCCGTCAGCGTCGTACCCTCGTGTCTGCCGGACCCCTTCGCCCATCCCTCTTTCGCTGTCGCCCCGGACGAGTCCATGTCCTTCGCCGTTGGGGTGGGCCAGTTCCTCACCGCCGCTTGCAGATCGCCGCCGCCGCTTTCGGTCCGGCCCAGCTCCTGCTTCCGCTCGCGGCTCTCCGCGCCGCCCGTGATCGTCCTCGGCGTCGGCCAGTTCCTGGCCTGGCCCTCGAGCAGCGGCTCGTCCTTCCGGTCGCCGCCGCGGCTCTTGTTCCCGCCGTCCGGAGACTTCGGTGCCTGCCAGTGGCGGGCCTGCATCTCGAGCTCGACCTGCCGTTTTTCTCCCCCGGGGCCCTTCCCGGTCAAGTTCCCTTCGCACGATCGGCCACCGTTCGGCACGTTCGGAGTGCGCCAGGATGAAGACGCGCTCACGGAGATGCGGCGCGCCAACGTCTCCCGCGCCAATGAAGAGCGGATCTTCGAGTTCGTAACCCAGTCGGCATAGTTCCTCTCCGAAAGGTCGAAACCATCCATTGGCAACGAAAGCTGGGACGTTCTCGATGAAGACCAGGGAGGGGCGACACTCGGCCACGATTCTGACGAACTCGGGCGAGAGCGCCCGCTCGTCTTCGTTCCCCCTGCGCTCGCCCGCGAGCGAGTACGGCTGGCAAGGGACTCCACCGTGGACGAGATCCACCTCTCCGCGGAACGGGCGAGCGTCGAAGGTGCAGACGTCACTCCAGACAGGAGCGTCATCCAGCCATCCGGCTTGAGCGCGCGCTGCCAGAACTGCGGCGGCTTGGACTTCCCTTTCCACGTACACGAGCGAGCGAACTCCTGGCAGAGCGACTCTGACGGCGAGGTCGAGGGCCCCGACTCCGGAGAACAGTGAGATGGCACGTAGAGCCACATCAGGACTCATCTTTCGCGTAGAACTCGAAGTAGAGCGCCGAGTTCCGCTCCTCAAGAGTCATCTTCGCCATGGCGTCGAAGCACTCGAGCTCGGCTTGCTTGGCGGCGTCCTCGAACTTCTGGTGCTCCTGGAACGCGATCAGCCATTCCCTCGCCTCTGGGCTGAACTGCACGTCCTCGATGTTCCAGTCGTCGAGCTGAACGTGCAGCCCGCCCCCGGCACAGTTGAAGTGGTAGACGCGACGGATGAGGAGCACCGCCGCTGCGACCTTCTCGTTCATGATCTTCGAGCTGCCGAAGCTCTCCCAGCATCCCAGGCACATCAGTACCCCCTCCAGGCTGACTCGAACGCTTTCTCGGCGTCAACCGCGCACTTCCAGGTCTGCTTGATGAGGTGGATCAGCGTCCCGATCACCACGACCGGAACGAAGACAATGACCAGCGTCACCCTTCGGATGAGGGTGTTCCTGATGTGGACGACTGAAACCGCCATCTTCTCTCCTCTCACGGGAATCGGTATTCGCCGCTGACGTAGCGCGGTTGATCCGGAAGCTCCCTGACATCGACGAGAACGCACGGCGCCGTGTCCTGCGCCGCCACCATCTTGGTCACGAGGAGCTGCGCGATCTGGGCGTCATCGTGCCAGAGGATCCCGTTCGCCGCGTCGAGCACCGCCTTCGCGATGTTGTCGGCGTCGGACTTCTTGGTGTGCCACCGGAAGAGCCGCGGCTGGCGCTTCCGGCGCTCGCCCTTCGGACACTCGAAGTGCGCCGTGATCATCACCCGAAGCGGAACCCCAGAACGAAATACGGGTTTCGGCCCATCAATCGGGAGCTGGGAGAGCATCTCGAGGCGGGCCCGCTTCTTCCAGTCGGCCGACCTCGGGTTGTCGTAGGTCCGGATGCCGACCGAGCCGACCCTCCGGGCCCGGTGGCGTTGCTGGGCGTGCGGTTCGCCCTCGAGCCTGATCTCGATGTTCACATCCCCTCCCGCGTGGCGACGAGGGCCGCTTTGGCGATCCTCTTCATGTTCCGGATCTGGTTCCGAAGCTCGAACTCGCTTGGGCCCGACATCGACCCCGGCTGCTCGTCGTAGCTCATGATCGCCTTGAGGGTTGCCTCAAGCTCGGCGATGCGGCACCACGGGCACGGCTTGTCGCGCATCCAGAGCCGCCCACACCCGGGACACGCCTTCTGCTCTCCTCGGGCTGTGGCGAGTTCTTCCTTGAGCCTGTCGATCTCGCGGCAGTTCGAGCAAAGCACGGGCCCGGTTACCGGAGCGAGGAACATCCAATCGTCCGACACCGAAATCTCAATGTCCGCCCCGCATCGTTCGCAGTCGATGTAGACGTGGGTCGAATACAAGTTGATGTCGTCGCTCATGGCGCGACCTCCCCGCACTTCTTCACCCTGTCCTTGAGCAGCCCGAGGAGATCCGCGGTGCAATCCGCGCAGAGGTCGATCGTGCGGCTCTCGATCACGAGCGGCTCCATCGTCAGGGAGTGGAGGTGGTAGTCCTCGATGACCGTCGTCGCCCACTTCGTATTCGATCGGGTCGTCGCTCCACAGATGTCGCAGGTCACGGTTCTCATCAAGCCTCTCCCCTCTCGATGCGGGCGCACTGCTTCTGCCACCACCACTCGATGCGACGAGCACCATCGGGCGTTTGCGGGTAGATGACTTTGATCCCGCAGAGATCGCACTTCGTCACGTTGACTTTGAAGTCCGGGGCATCAAGCTCGCGGATGAGGAGCAGAGTGCCTCGGGTGCATTTCGGGCAGTTCATTAGGTGATCCTCTCGCTCTTGATCACCCAGCACTTCACTAGGAACTGCGCCCGCAGGGCCTGGTTGTACTTCGTGAACGTGAGGAGCAGGTTCCGGTAGATCCCGTTCGACACGCCCTTCGCCCGCAGGTTGAGGTAGACCTCGGGGATCGTGTGGTCCTGGACGATCTCCCACCCGTCGGCTCGGTGATGCTCGATGATCGAGGCGATCGCCCGCTTCATGGAGCGACGGTTCTTGAAGACGTTGGTCAGCGTCCCATTCTTCTCGATGGTGTAGACGTACTGGTTGCCGGATTGGCTCATCGCTTCCCCCGTTTGCAGTCGTGCTCGAGGTACGCGCCGAGGCGCGACCCGCCGGCCATGGCCTGGTTGCAGAAGATCACCGTGATCTGCGTCGGGTCCACGGCGACCGTTCCGCCACTGTTCATGTACACCGTCAACTGTGGCTTGCCGCAGTCGGGGCATGTGTCCGGGTGCTTCTTCGGCTTCGTCGTCTTGCGGGCCATCTGTCACCTCACACATAGAACTTCGGCGGCAGGATGTGCTCGTGGCCGCAGAGCTTCCAGAGGTGGAGCACCTCGCCGATGTTGACGCTCTCGCTGGCCTTCGGATGGAACTGGATCACCGTCTCCTCGTCCTCCCAGAAGAGACTCTTGACCTCGCACATCTCCTCCCAGATCGGGCACTTGGAGAAGCGGCCGGTCTGGCCGTCAACGGAGACGCTGACGTGCTCCCAGTCACCTGGACCGCCAAGAGCCGTCGAGGCGATGACCTTGAGTAGGCGACCGGTCTTGGACGACCTGATGTGGAACATGCCGCAGAGCCCGAACGAGTCGTCTGAGGTGTACTTGCCGGTTCTCACGCGCCCGACCTTGAGCCTGTGATGGACGTTGGATCGCATCTCGGTATCCCCTTTCGGCCGGTCAGTAGAGAACCGGCAACCCGATCTTCTTCCTCGCGAGCAGCCTCCGCTCGGTCGTGGTCTTCGCGTCGAGCTCGTACTCGTCAGCGGCCCAGTCGAGCACGAAGTCCTCGGCGGCGACGATCTTCTCGTAACCCTCGGCAGGGAGCATCTCTCGTGCGGACTGCACCTCGTTCTTGAGCCAAAGGAGCCGGTCGAGGAGATGCCCATCAAGAGGCGTCGGCAGCGCGACGACGAGGTGGTCGATCTTCGCGATCGCCGCGTCGCACGACTCGGCGTGAGAACTCTTCATCTCGTCTGACGACTCGGCGTCAACGTGCCCAGAGTGTTTCTTCTTGCCGCGGGTCGGGACGTCGTCCTCCCAGCGGCGGTTGTTGAGCCATGTGTACGGGTGCGGGACGTACTGGCGGTCACGCTGGGCGAAGTCCTCGAGCCACGCGTCGAGCGCGGGCCCGGTCGCCGCCTTCTGATCCTTCTTCGGGAGCCGGTTGAAGAACCGTTCGCACTTCTTGCGGTCAACCTTCCGGCCGGTCGGCCAGCGATCCCAGAACTTGGTCTGAAAAACATCATCCATCGAGTGCGGAGCACTCGTATGAGATGTACTCTCCTCTCTTCTATCTTCTCTCTTCTGGGCCAACCCGTGAATTTTTTCTTCACATGTTGGCATTTCGGCCTTACGCTTCCGGTAATCCCTCATGTACTCGCGTTGGTATGCCCGCTTCTGGTTGATTGATCTCATGGCGGCATACTTTTCACGGTTCGTGATGTGCCAGAGCGTCTTCTCGTCCGTGACGCGAACGATCCTCGCTCCATTCTCGGCGGATGTCCGGCTGTATGGGTCCGGCTTCTCGAGCCTCTCGATAGCCTGGGCCGCCTCGTCAAGGGTAACGCGGGCCCTTTGAGCGAGAGCCGGGATTGGGATCTCAACGAAACCCTCCTGGTTGGACAGTAGGAGAAACGTGAGCCAGACACGCACCACATAGTCCGGTTCCATCCAGATTGTTGAATCGAGGATGTCCCTGAAAAGTTTAATGTACACGGCTGTTCTCCTTACAACAGCAAGAGTACCGCTTACGATGTGAGATGTCAATCGAGTTTCCTTTTTACGTTTTTCGCTATTTTCTTCTCCATCTCTCTCGCCTTCGCCATGCACTTCACGTCGCAGAACCGCCGGACGATGAAGAGCTTGCTCTTCTCGCCGCGCTTCCTGATGAGCGGCTTCCGGCACCACTCGCAGAGCTTGAGCGGCATTGGTCTGCGGTTGAATGAAGGGCCGCGGCGGCTCACATCAACCCGTCCACGCGGTCTGTAGGTTGATGGTCAGCGCGAGCCGCCGCGGCCATGGCGCTACCTCCCTTCCTTGATCGCCTTCTTGATGGCGACGATCATGGCCTTCTTCGACTCCTCGGGCGGCTTGGACTGGGCCTTCACGCTCGCCTTGATCTCGGCGAGCTTCGTGCGCCAGACGTCGTCGCCGAGGATCTCCATCGCTTGGATGCAGAGCTTCTCGTACTCGGTCGGCTCGTTGCCGCTGCCGCTCATCTCTTCGAGGGCCTCGTCCAGCGAGTCCTTGGCGTCGTCCATCGGATCGACGATCTCGGCATCGACGATGTCCTCGTTCTCCATGGCATCGAGGTCAACGGCGCTTCCGAGGTTCTGCGGGATGCCGCTGTCCGCCGCCTCGTCGAGCGAGATGGCGTGCTGGAGCTGGCTCGAGAGCGGCAGGTACTTGCACAGGCGCCGGATGGCGGTCTTGAGGGCCATCTGCTCGTAGTGCTCGACCCACGGTCCGGCGTTGCGCCCGGGGGACCGCTTCCGGATGGCGTCCACCTCCTCCTTGGACATCACCACGAACTGCGGCCGGTTCTCGCCGCGCATGTTGGCGAGGGCGTAGACGTGGGTGATGTCCCGGCCGTCCTTGCTCTCGTTGGACGGCTTGTGGGTGATGAACGGCTGCGTTCCGTAGGCCCAGTCGAACTGGTCGCCCTCGAAGACCGGGTAGGCCATGATCGAGGTGACGTGCCCGGACCGGCGAGCGAGGTCGATGAGCCCCTTGTAGCCGGCGATGAACGTGCAGACCCGGACGCCGCGCTTGTGGTCGCGGTAGGGCACGAAGTAGGCGTGGCCCAGGACGCTGACGTCGGGGTAGAGGCCGAGCTGCGCCGCCGTGACCATGGCTCCGTAGAGCGAGTCGCGGGTGCATTCGAGCAGGGCCGGGTTGCTCTGGACCGCCGTGACGCACATCCGGACCATCCGGCCGGCGTCGAAGCTCGGCGGCAGCGCCATGGCGAACTGCGGCTTGAGCTTCTCGAGGTCCGTCCTGAGTTCCTTCATCGTGATGATCGCGCTCCCCATCATTCACTCCTTTCCTGCTTCTCCAGGGCGTCGTAGTACTCCTCATCGGAGTTGACCCGGATGCCGTCGTCCCATTCGGCTGGGTCCAGCCCGAGGAACTCGCAGATCCGGACAAGGTGGTCCTTCCCGTAGAACTCGAAGTGGGAGATGTCGTCGAAGCCGTCCTCGCCGAGCAGCCAGAGCCACGCGCGGTAGTGGGACATGCTGCGGAGCGCGCTGAGGCCCCGGCACGAGCAGGCCTTGTCCCACGCGAACGGCATGTAGGCGACGCACTGCTCGCGGATCTGCTCTTCGGTCAGGAGGTCCGGCTCCCAGTCGCTGAGGTCGGCGTCCTCCTTGATGAGGCCATCGGCGAGCTTCACGATCTCGGCCTTCGGGATGGCTCGGGTGTACTCGAGCCACTCGAAGCCGAACGCGTCGCCATCGACGGCCATGTTCATCCTGTTGACGATCTCCTCAGTTGTCCGCATGGTTCCTCGCTTTCTTGTACCGGAGCGTCCTGAACTCCGTCGGCTCGACCGTGAAGCCCTTGCGCTTCGTGGTCTTGAAGGTGTAGCTCGAGCCATCCGGCAGTGTCGCCTCCGAGGCGTCGCCCATCTGTTGCTTGATCTTCGCCTCCAGGTCTTTCTGCTTCTCTTCGAGGGGGGACAGCATCGTCTTGATCTTGTCGATCTCGTTTTTGACCCCCGCCAGCTCATCGTGGAAGTCGAGCGCCTCGCTCGGCATCTGGACGGTCGTGCCCGGTGCCTCCTTCACGAGCATGTTCAGGAACTTGTGGTCGGCCGCGGTAGCCGGCGGCGGGTTGTCGCTGACGACCCGCGCCCAGAAACGCTCCTCGGCCTCGAGCATGGCGTCGATGAACTTCTGGTTGCGCTCGACGTCGTAGTAGAGGAGCCGGTTGCCGCCGATGAGGGCGACCGCTGTGACGATCTCGAGGTCGAAGGCAGCGAGGTAGTGCTGCCCCTGGATCTTCACCGGCAGCGGCGCGTCCTCAAGCCAGTCCTCCCAGAGCCACCGCGAGACGTTCTTGCACTCGATCAGGGCCGACGGCGGGCCGACGATCTTCTTCTTCGGCGCGACGATGAGCTCCTGCGCGCCGTCGGCATGGCCGATGAGCCAGTGGATCTCGGGGTGGCGCGCGAAGAGGTCGCCGTGCCGCACCGGGCGCCCAGTCTCGCGGCCGAACTGCTTCACGAGCAGAGGTTCGATCAGGCGCCCCCACCGGAGTTCCTCGGCTTCCTTTTCATCATCCCCCGGGGGGTCGATGTCGCCTTCGAGGGCCCGGACCTTCTGCGCCCAGAGTTGCAGTTGCGAGGACCACTTCGAGTAGCCGAGGATGATCGGCGCGTCCGATCCGCCGATGCCAGTGGCCCGCTCCTCCAGGAACTCACGCGTCACCATCGTCTGGCCTCCTCGAGATCATCCGGAGCATGTCCTTGCGCGAGATGCGGATGCCGCGCCGCTGGAGCCGCTCGAGCGCGAGCTCGTACTCGTCGATCGACCACGCGCGGTTGCGGTTGAGCTTCATCGAGGTGGTGGGCTGAGTCCAGCCCATGCTCTTGCCGAAGTTGGTCAGGTTCACCCCCCGTGCCTTGAGCAGCTCTCCCAGTGTATCGAACTCCCTTGCCATCTCAGTCTCCTTTCCGGAACATGGCGGCGTGAGCGCAGGTCGCGAAATGGCTGGTGTAGCCGGTCACGACCTTCCACCCGTTGTCCCCCATGACGACGACCTTGAGCGGCTCGAAGTCAACCGGCATCGACTTCTGGGTCCGCTCCATCTTCACCCATCGGATCTCGGCCCCGCAGGCCTTGCACTTCTCCATCTTCTTCCTCCAAGCCAAGAACGAAATGGCTCACAGAACTCATCAATCCATCGTGATGATCGAGCGGTTGCTCAGATGCGCCGTGGTGGTCGCCTCCGACCTGGCACACGACGTCGCCGCCGCGCCAGAGGCAGACCGGCACCCCAGCGAGCATCGGGTCCGCGCCAGCCGGACTCCGGTAGATCGCGGGCCCGTAGGTCGTGACGGTGACCCGCTTCGACCTGAGCCGCTCGACGAGAGCCACGAGGCTCGTGTCGGCGTCCAGCATCCGGCTCGCCCACGGGTCCGGGAACTCATAGGCGATGAATAGATCAGTCATGGATCGCCGCCGAGTCTCCCGGGTCGCGGACAATCGATCCGCCCTCGCCACGGAACCTCCATTCCGTTTCGTCGTACATGACGACGACCCCGACGTCCCGCGCCCACGAGAAGCAGTCCATGCAGATGCGGACCCCGCCGAGGCGCTGCTCGAGCTTGCCGCAGACGACGCACGTGATGCCCTCTGTCTTCCACGTCGGGCGGGGGTACTCGGTGAGGGCCATGGTTCCTCCCCTACTCCTTGCTGTGTACTCGCTGCTCGATCCCTTCGAGATCCTCGAAGAGGTGCCACACGAAGGGTTCTACGATGACCGAGCCAACGTGGACGAGGAGCGGCTCGTCCGGGATCGGGTGGCCGGTCCCGAACACCCGGAACTTCCGGGTCACCATCCGAGACGACCCCGTGGCCGAGTGCTCGATCCACAGTTGCGGGTGGTTACCGCAACGCTCCTGGGTGGCGAACAGGCAGATGTTCGCTCCGTATGGGAGCTCGAGATCGAAGTGGTCCTGGATGGGGATCTGGTACTTGTAGATGACTCGCGACGCCATGTCACCGCTCCCTTCCCGCGGCCTCGACGGCGGCGCGGACGTCCCGGTCGAAGTCCTTCAGGGCATCCATCACCGGGGGATCGAGGGCGATCCTCGTGGTGGAGTCCTGGGCCCTGAGGTCCAGGATGATGTGGTACCCGTCGAACGATGCGTACACCCCGTCGCCGAGATAGCGGTCCTCGATCATCTGCTCCTCCTCACCTGAAGTAGGGGTCAACGATCCGGCAGAGGCGCAGGAGGCGTCCCATCCACCGGAGGTGGAAGCGGGCGACGCAGCGCCGCCACGCGGTGCGCCGGTTGACGTAGGCGGAGTCGTAGGCGTCCGCGATCGTGCGCCACGGCGACAGGTTGCACCACATCCAGAATGCGAGCTTTGCCCGCTGCTCTTTGAAGAACACGGTCACCTCCTTAGTGGTCGATCCGGAGGACGCCGGCAGCGCGGCAGTCCTTGCACCGGCATGGCGCCTCCCCGGTGGATTCACCGGTCCCGAGTCTCGACGTCCCACATCCACGGGCCGTCCACCTCCACCTATCCTCGGCCCCCATCAGGCATCGCGGATCGCAGTACCAGACGCTTCCATCGTCCGAGACATGGCGCTCCTGGTTGCGCCGGTTGTACGCCTCGGTCCTGGAGACGTACCTCGAAAAGCTCGCGATCGCCTCGGCGTCCGACTGCCCGACGTCGAACGTGTAGTGGCTGAACCATGACAGGCACCACTCCTCGACCTCGACGAACCGAACCGCGATCTCGATCTCGAGTGGGTCGATTCCTGCCTTCTCGGCGGACTGCTCGGCCCAGGAGAAGGCGACCCTGACCGCCTCAGCGTGGTGATTCTGCCAACGCACCATGACGCGTCCGGAGGTGCCATCCGGCTTCCCATCCGGCGTCACCCACGCAAGCTTGAGGTGGTAGATCGGATAGGTCGGGAATTGCTCAGTAGTCGTCATGCTCGATCTCCCGGCAGTCGTGGTCGTCGAGGTCGTCGGCGCGCTCCTTGATCCGCTTGATCTCGTCGAGCATGTCCCGGACCTCGCCGAGCATCTTGCGGTAGGGGGCCTGCCTCGACTTGGTGATGGCGTCCGAAAAAGACCCCGCCGTCTCCACCCCGTTGACGTAGACGATCTTCCGCCCGCCCTCCAGCCGCTCCTCGATCCTGAATCGGCCGGCGCGGTGCTTCCGGATCACGTTCTCGGTGTTCATCTCAGGCCTCGAATCCGTCGCCGCTCGCCTCCACGACCTCGACTTCCTCGGCCCCGAAGGCGACCATGATCCGGACGAGCCACTGATCGACGGCATCGCAGAGGTCGTCGAAGAACTGCTTCCCGGCCGGATCTTTGTCCAGCATCGAGGTGCTAACCATGAGCACGGCGATCGGCGACCCCTCGCCGTCCGTCGGGACGAGGGAACACATCACGACGTCGTTCTCCTCATTGTGCTCCCAGTTGATGGCGTAGGGTCCGAGCTGCTTCTCTCTGTCGGGCATGATTCCTCCTAGTCGCACTTCGAGAACGAGACGACGACGTCGTCCTGCCAGCTCGTGCCGAGGTGGAGCGCCTCGGCGAAGATGCCGTAGTCGTCGGGGTCCGTGAACGTCAACGTCCCGAGGCGCGCCTTCTCGAAGCTGCCGTTGATGCGCGTCTCGATGGTGATCGACGCGTGGACCGCGCCGCCAGTGTGCCGCGTGATGACCGTGATGTTCTTCACCGCTCCTCCTCGTATCGGATCTCACCGCACCGGACGATGCTCTCGACCATCCAGTTGTAGCCGTGGAAGCCGTCGGACTTCTGTCTCCGCTCGCCGGGATCCATCACCCGAGCAGCGACCGAGGCGCACCACCCGTCTTCCCAGCGGTGGAACCAGGTTCTCGGGATCTCGAGCTCGCGGATCCGGTCTTCGCGCAGGGAGCGGACGATGACGTAGTTCTTGCCGTCGCCGCTCCACCGGCCGTCCCACGAGCCGACATTCGGCATCCCGAGTCGGAACTCGACGCGACGTCGCTTCATGGTTGCCTCCCTCCTAGATCTTGACGATCGTGGCCTCGATACCGGGCTCGAACATCGCGCCGGTCTTGACCAGCCTCACGAAGTCGTCGTAGATCCGCTTCGTCGGGAAGCTGACGACCCCGATGCTCACGACCTCCTCGTCGCCCTCCTCCTGCCACTCCAACTGGGCGTAGACCATGTCCTCGATCTCGTCCGACTTGATCACGAACCTCACCATGGCGTCCTCCTTTTTCGACCTGGGGGGGTGTTCGTTTCGGCCCGCCCCTTCTGTTTTCGATCCCGCCCCTAGTGGGCGATCGCGGTGTAGAGGGTCACGACGCGCTCGACGGCGTCGTCGAAGCTGAAGCACTCGTTCCCGGCGTCATCGACGCACTCGGCGTCCTCCTCAGTGAAGAGGCCGAGCATCCAGTTCGCCCCGTAGTCCTCCATCGACTCCTCGTCGCCGAACACGTTGATGTAGAAGTCCTGATGCGGCCCGCGGACGACGACCGCCGAGCACATCCCGCCGGTCTGATCCATCTCAGCCGGTACCCCGACCTCATTCAGGGCCCTGACCATGCGCTGCTCCTGCGCGATCTTCGAGTCGATCCAGACCTCGGCCCCGCAGTCGCTGCACCAACCCTGGAGGGTGCCGCTCCCGTACTCGTAGTGACGCGGCTTGCCGCGGTTCTCGAAGTCCGAGATCGGGGCGCGGTTCTCCTTGGCACACTTGGCGCACCACACTTTGGCGTAGGGAGTCCAGAGCCCCTGTCCGAGCTTGAGGTTCCTGCGGTAGGTTCCCGTCTGCGGCATGGTTGCCTCCTCAGTCGTTGTCGGAAAGCCAAGAACGAAATGGCCTCTGGAAGTCATCAATCGGCCTCCAGCAGGTCACGATCCACCCCGCCCCCATCCGCTCGAAGTCGAGCCACGGTGCCTTCCGCATGAGCCACTCGACCAGCGGCGAGTCCTCGCGGACCCAATAGCGCCAGCGGACCTCGCAGTCCTCGATGGGGATCAGCATCGGCACCCCCTAGTCCAGGTCGCCGATCGCCTTGTCGTCGCGCCGCTGGTCGCTGATCATCTCGGCGCGCACCTCGGCGATCTCCCGACTGGACATGGTCGGCTTGATCTCTTCGAGCAGGTCGTACTCGCAATCGGGGCAGATCCGGTAGCACTCGTCGATCTCGTTGTCCCACCACGCGAGGTCGCCCTCGTCCCACGTCTTGCCGCAGTTGGCGCAGTACCAGAGTGATTCCCGCACGCTACACCTCCTTGGGCCCGCACTCGCAGGCCGACTCGGGCGCGCCGCACCTGATGCACGGCGGATCCTCGTCGCGGAGCAGCGTCCAGTCGCTGATCGCCTTGCGGGCGATCTTGCGGACGGTCGTCGCCGTGGGGGGGAGGGTCACCTTGTGAGAGATGAGAGCGAAAAAATGGACCCCGGTGGTCCTCGGCGACGGTCGGGGATCGGTCACGTCGTCGCTGGTCGCCGCGGCATCGCGCACGACCTCGAGATACCGCGCGAAACCGTGGGGGTCGTTCTTGTGCTGGTAGTCCGGGATGACGGTCCAGTACCGGCTCGACTTCTCCCGGTGCTCGAAGAGCATGTAGTCGGCGACGTGGGACGGGATCTCGGACCCGTAGAACCATCCACCGCGACCGTGGAAGTGGTCACCGTCCTTCGTGGCGGGCCGGACCGAGTGCAGGACCGGACCGATGATGGAGTTGGCGATCCGGATCTGCCACGTCCGGGTCTTGTCCACCGTGCGGCTCCGGAGCTGATGGAGCGGATCCGACCCCGTCTCGAGCACCTCGGTCCAGTACGCGAGCCACGCGGTCGCGATCTCGCGGCACGTCGGGGGCCGGTCGATCTCGTCGTGGTCGCCGTCGGAGTAGCTGTCCACCGTGAAGGTGCCGTCGTCGTCGATCCAGTAGGTTGCGAGGTGCCAACCGGCCGAGCAGTCGCGCTCGCCGCAGGCCCACGGAACGCTCTCGATGATCTCGCTCATCGCGATCCCCTTTCCGAGCCAAGAACGAAATGGACTTCCAGACTCATCAATCGGCGCGGACTCGTGAGCCTGGTTTCAACTGAGCAATGGTTCACTGGTGCAGTTGAACATTGGGACAGTTGCTCAACTCCGAGCGGTCGCCAGTCCATCAGAATGCGACCTCGCTCGGGTGGAGCGCGCGGCTCTGATCCACCGTGACCCGGCCCTGCCGCTGGATCCGATCTTCCCATCGCCCGCAGGCCTCGTGGTGACCCGCCCATGCCCGGACCGCGTCGGGCCCGATCAGGACGATGCTACCGTCGCTGCCAACCTCCATCTGTGTGAGATCCCAGTAGGGGGCGTCGAGCAGGTCCACCCCCGCCTTCCGGGCGAGCGCCTGATAGCAGGACCGGATCGCGTCGTGCTGCCCCGCCCGGTAGACTTGGATCACCCGGCGGGCGTCAGCGGCAGAGTAGGCTTGGACGATGAACAACCGGCCCTTGCCCTCGCGCGCCATGGTCGCGAATTGGTGAATGGTCGCTGCCGAGCAATTCGCGGTCGCGGTGCCTTGGGCCCGCGGCTTTCGGCAACCCTTCTCGATCCAGAGGATCATGACCTTGGTCTTCTCTCCCATGACGGTCCCCTTTCCGCGGTCCGAGCCGCTTCCGGAACCCTCGACTCGCAAGAGCTCCGGGAGGGGCTCGGGCCCCTCGGGTTCAGTTCAGCACCTCGCGCTCGGCGATCCGGCCCCCGCGGGACTCCAGGACCGCGCCCTCATCGAAGGCGCGGGCGACCCGGAGAAGCTCGGCGAGATCGCCCTCGACCCACTGCTCGAGATCGGCGGCGGGCAGGCGCGAGAAGGCGCGGCCGATGCTCCCCCGGATCCGGTCGCGGTAGTCCGCGAGCGAGATCGGCATCTCGGCGACCATGAAGGTCGTCGTCGCCTTCCGGGTATCGAGCCCGATCACCGACCGGCGGCAACCGCAGGGGCCGTCCACCGACTCGTTGCAGCATTCGGACCCGAACGTCACAAGCTCGCCCTCGTTCGCCCAGAAGAAATCGTTGGGGCGGGCCCCCTGCCCTTGACGCGTCGCGATCAGCACCTTCATCTCAGACCTCCGCTCGGACGAGCGAGTGACCGATCCACTCGCGGAATTCGGCCTCGGTCAACGTGACGTACAGACCGGAGAGATTCCGGTCCTTCTGGATCCCGGCGTAGTAGGCGTCGTCGATCAGGATCTGCCGGACCGGCTTGTCCTGATCGATCCCGCAGTTCAGCCTCCACCCGGTATCGGCGCGGAGTTCCGTGGTCCTGCCGTAATCGTAGACGGCAGGCGCGTTCGTGTAGAAGACGATGCCGGACTTGGGCGGGCCCCAAATGCCATGCTCGTCCTGCACCCACGCGTCGTGGACCTGCGCCCCGCAGAATGGACAGATGCCGGTCGAGTGGTCGATTTCGGCCTCGACCACATGCTCGCATTCGTTGCAGTACTCTGGCATCGCGACCTCCCCTACATTGCGACCGATTCGATGAAGGCCCATTGGGTCATGGCGCGCACGACCTCGGGCTCGATGTTCGCGAGGCTCGATCCGCGGTAGTCGTCGTTGCCCATAACGAGGCAGGCGACGACGTCGCGACCGGTCGCCCGCGATTCGAGCACGAGCACCTCGATCCACTCGTGGTACCGGTAGACCACGGCAACCACGTCGGCGACGTCCATCATCGACTCGTCGGCGAGGTCCGAGATCAGGTCGCCCTCGTAACACCCGGACTCGCCGATGTTGACGGTGGAGATCGAACCATCCTCGGCGAGATGCTCGCGGAGGTCGATCCGCTCCCACTCTTCCGGGTCACCGAGGATCCACCGGATCGGCACCTCGACCTTGGCGCGCTCGTTCATGCGTTCCCCCTTTCGTCCTTCTCTTCCAGAGCCGCGAGGTTGAGCCCGCGGTAGACGGCATTCTCGAACCCGAGCCGGTCGTAGACGTTGCGAGCGTCCGGGTAATTGAAGCAGGGCCAAATGCTCGGATCGATCCGGGTGACCTCTTTACCGGAATCGGTCGTGATGATGACGACGGGCATCACGCGCCCCCTTTGGTCAGGTCGTTGGCGATGGCGCAGGTCGGACAGACGCGGTCCACCCGGGGCAGGCCCCGGTAGTTGACCCACTCGACCGCGGTGATGTTGTCGGACTCCTCACCGCAGTAGTCGCAGGTCCGGGCGCAGGTCGGACAGACGTTGTAGCGGGCCTCGATGAAACCCGGGGCCCCGCACCCGTCGCAGATCGAGCAGTGATGGTCGGCGTCCTTCCCGCAGTCCGGGCAAAGCTGATTGCCGGGATGGTCCGCTCCGTAGTGACCGGTGATCCAATTGTCGAGTCCGTTCATGATGTTCCCCTTTCGTTTCGGTCCGCTTTCGAGATGGGCCCCGCGACGCCAAAGGGGCGGGGGCGTCGAGGGGATCCGGGGCCCATCTCGAAAATTGACCGGAGGGGGGGGTCGTTGAAAAAGGGGCGGGGGGTCATTTCGACCCCCGCCCGGAGGTGAGAGGATCAGGCACCACGAACGTCGGGAGGTCTTTCGACCCGTCCTCGGTGCCGTTGGAATCGACCTTGGTCCACTGCGACTTCCAGACGTGGAGATTGTGGCCGAGGTGACCGATCACGATCTCCACGAAGGCATCGAGCGCCGTGAGGTGATCCACTCCCGCGCGGTCGCAGGTATCGCAGATCACACAGTAGGAGCGGACCCAACCCTGCCCGTCGAGGAGACTGTCGCGGAGAAGGTGAGCGAGGCAGAGGTCGAAGGCGCGCCCGTTGCCGGGGTACATGCGGGCGACCACGGAGGCGAGCGCCGGAATGTGAGTGTGGGCCGGGATGGAGCAGGTCGGTCCGGACGGTGCCATGGTCAATCCCCTTTCTTACACAACCATTGTATCGCGAAACGTGATGCCTTGTCAACCCCCTAAGGAGCGGGAATCCAGGGCGCGGAGCGGCGGCGACCTCGAGATCGAGCTGGTGAAAAACGATGCCGCGCCTCGCCGCTGCCGACCCGGCTGGCCGCGCCTCGCCGAGAAGCCAAGAACGAAATGAGGTCTGGAACTCATCAATCCGATTGTTGAGGGGTTGCTCAAATAAGCAATGGTGCAATGGTTCACTGGTGCCATGGTTCATTTGAGCAATTGCTCAACTGTGGTGTTGCTCACTTGCGCGAACGTGCAACTGTCCCACCAGTGCTCATTTGAGCAATTGCTCAAGTATCGGCCTGGTTGCTCGAGAGCTCATTTGAGCAATTGAGCAACTGTCGCGACGCCGCCATTTCTGGTATCGAGCAATTGAGCAAGTGTGCAAATGTCGCGGCCGGCGCCGGCCAGGTGCTCGAGGGCTCAATTGAGCAAACGTGCAAGTTTCACCAGTGCGGGCGACCTGGCCATTTGGTGAAAAAAATTTAACCCGGGACCGTGGGGCCCCGGGTTAATGCGCGCGCGGCCGCGCGGGTTAGAATTTCCGGGTAGCGTCCCGAAATGCAGCGATGATAGAATCCGCCAATTCGGAACCCTTGGAAATGGCGCGGATTGAAAATTCAAGTCGAGCGGATTCTAGCACCGTTAGAAATGCCGCGCGCATGCGATCGCAACCCGCGCGGAATCCGACGCGGTACCCTTGACGGAAACCATAGTGAAAGGCGACCCATGACGCGACAGTGATTCCGGAACCCGCGATGATGGCCAAAAATACACTCATGATGCGGGCCCCCGTTAATGGCGCGGAAACACTACCGCGCGCGCGGTAATGGCGTCAATATTCCAACATGCGTTACACGTTTCACAGTTCCCGGGACACCGCAACGCGTTGCGCGGGATCCTCGGGTCGGGTCGGGTCGGGTCGAGCATGTAGGCGCGGCCGTATCCCGGGACCGCGCGGCCGTTTCCGTTCGTCCAATTTGGCCACATGCTTTGAATGAGAGTGAAATTCTCCGGAACCGTTGCGCGCGCGCGGCCGCGCGGTAGAAAATTCGCGCGTTTCGTGAAAGCTAAAAAACCGGTTTCGGGAAATGCGCGCGCGGTATTCAGAGACGCGCGGAAATATTCCGGATCCGGGAAATCCCCGGAAACGTGGAAACGGAAATGGGCGGGTCGGGCCCGGGTTAGGTAACGGTGCAATTGCTCGAAAAAACCGGCCGGATCCGCGCGGTAGAATTCCAGGTTGGCGCGGTATGATGCGGCAATGGCGCGCGCATGGGGCCCACGAAGCATATTCCGGACAACATAGCATTCAATCCCGCGGCCGCAAAAATCGCGCGCGCATGGGGCCCCCGGGTCGCAAGTGATAATTGGCGGGAGCGAGATAGAAGGGATTCGCCCCATCTTCCGGTTCCCGGGCGAGATTCTGATTCGATATGATCCACCGCTCATTCTGAAATCTCCGGAGTCGGAACGTTATACCGGTTTTTCAGATTCTCGCGATAGGATTCCCGGGCCCGGAAAATGCGGGAATCCCCGCAAATATTTCCGTTCGAATCATGATGCATTGTTAGAGTGAGCCCGCTCCCGGGCCCGTGATTCTCTGCGATGTCCGCGGCATTCCGGAGAACCCGCGCGAGTTCCGGGCCCGGATCCGGGCCCGTCTCATTCCAGAATGCTGCATTGTCAAGACAAACCGTGAGAACATAGTAAACCGACATTGTATCCCCCGTTCACTTGACGGAAATGATGATGGAATTCTGTAGAATCACGGAAGCATAGAATTTGTGTGGCTCGGGATAATGGGGCCCCTCAATTGTCGCGGGCCCGTCGGTCGCCCCCGGGAACATTCCCCCGGGTTGAAACGCGTAAACCGGGCCCCCGACACCGTCCCGATATCGTTCCACCATACGCTTCAATTCTTTTTTTGTCCGCGGGTTGCCTTTGGCGTACATTCTAGAATCCCCTTTCGTTTCGGTTCCGGTTTATTCCGGGGGACCGTAACACGGGCCCGCACGGGGCCCGTGATTCAGGCCCGCGGGTTACCTAACGTATACGGTCCCGCGTCGCATGGCGCGGGTTATGGGGCGGGTTAGCACGTATGTCCGCGGGTTGCTCGCGGCAATCTCGCGCGCAAGATTGCGCGCGGAATTCCACGTTTTGACGTCAATTGTCAATTCATGATCATACAATCGAGCCCCGTTGGCAAAGTCTGGAATCTCGGAATCGGACAAAAAATAGACTTCAATCCGCGGCATGGTATTTACTCCATCCCGAGCAGCGCGAAACCGTCACGCAGACGCGTCCCGAACCGGGCCGGATCCCCCAACGGGTCGCGGTCCGCGCGGGAATCATCCCGGTCGGAAATGAGCGAAAAAATATCCTCGTCGGAATCATCGGATTGAAGCGCTTCAATAACCCGTGCGGAATTTGCAATTAATTCATAAAGCATAGCGGGCCCCCTAGAATGAGACGGACTCGGGAACGTATACGCGTCCCGATTTTAGGCCATTATCAATCGCGGTAGAATCCTCAAATTCCCGACGGTAGAATACCGCGAGTCCCCACTCTGCCATTAAAAAACCGTTCATGATCCGAGCCGCGCGCGGCTCGTCGGAATAACCGAGAGTGATAGCGGCATCGGCAAATGCATCGCACCGTGCGAGCATTTCGCGCAACCTGTAACGCGCGTTAGCTGTTCTGATAGATTCCGCGGTATTCATTTCGGGCCCCCGTAGACCATGCCGCACGCGCGGCAACGGTACCATTCCACGGTCCCAAGGGTTCCGAGACGCGTCTCGGTTTCCGGGTTGACCGCACCACATTCCGGACATTCTGTCGCATGCCCGAACGTGATATGTCCCCCGAGAATTTCCCGCATGCGCGCGGCGGATTCTAGTGTCCGAGCCCGTGCGGGCCCGTGGGGCGAGTTGACAATGTAGCAAGCTTGATTCATGGTATCCCCTTTCGAATATCAGTATATATCACGCGTTGTGATTGTCAACCCGTGGAACGTGATTTAAATCACCGTTTCGGGATCGCCCCCGGGCCCCCGGATTGTAGGGGCCCCCGGTACTAGGTTATCCAGAATGTGACGGTTTCCTGGCCCCCACGGGCCCCCGTATCGCCCCCGGACCGGTACCGGTACACGGGCCCCATAATGTATATACATACCATCACAGGGTAGAGAAGACTCTACCTGCTACGGTGCGATGGGTACCATTCAAGCTTAGTAGAATGTTCCCCCGTTAGGCTACGGTCCCATGCTTCCGCTCCCGGTACACTGTCAAGCTTTCAAGGGGCCCCCGGGGGAAATAAACCGGGCCCCCGGTCCGAAAGGCGCGCGGGCCCCGGGCTCGAAATTCCACCAGTGCATCGGGGGCCCCGGATCCGGGCTCGGGCTCGGGCCCCATGGCGCGCGGGATACGGGCCCGGGTTCCGGGGGTTGCGCGCAAGGGTACCGCGGGCCCCGGTCCGCGGGTTGATTCAAAACACGGGCCCGCGGCCGGTCCCCGGTCCCGGTCCCGGTACCGCGGCCGGTCCCGGGTTGCGGGTTGCGGGTTGCAGCGTAACGGGGGCCCCCATGCCGGCCCGATTCCCGCGGCCGCGTTTCGGATCCGAGCATGCCGCGGGCCCCGGTCCGGTCCGTCGGGCCCGCGCGGTACCGCGGAATCCTCGAGACGCGAGACGCGGGAAACTCGAGACGCGTCTCGGGCCCGTTGCGCGCGGTACAGTCTCGGACGCATTGTCGCGTATGGTCCAATGGTACCGTGGGGACCGGGGCCCCCGATTGACTAGTCGGCCTGGCCCCCCGGAAGCGGCCGATTCCTACTCCAACCCAAATTCCCTTTCAGGCAGGGCAGGGGGGTGGGTGAACGAAACGGGCATCTGGGGTGATCAATCGAGGGTGTGGTCGTGGTTGACAGGAGGGGCATGTGGGGGTTACGTTCGGGTTATGAGGGGTTCTGAGGTCAAGTCGGTTCGGTTGGCGGCGCGGGACGGGGCGGAGGGTCGTCGCGCTGTGTTGGCGGAGCTGATGGTGCGGAAGGAGCGATACGACCGGGTCGAGTTGGGGGTGGAGTTCGGGGTATCGGCTGCGACGATCCGGCGGGACGAGGAGATGATTCGGGCGGAGTGGCGAGAGGAGCGGTTGGCTGCGGCGGAGGTGATGCTGGCGCAGGATCTTGCGGAGTTGGGGATGGTGAAGCGGGAGGCGTGGCGGGTGTACGAGGCGAGTTTGGAGCCGGTGGTGAGTGAGACTCGGCAGGCGACGAACTCGAGTGGTGGGGGGTTGGTGGAGGGGGGAGACGGGCCGGGTCCGAAGTTGGTGGAGACGACGGGGCGGACGGTGACGACGCCGAGGGCGTCGTTGGGGGCGTTGCAGTTGGTGATGAAGTGTTTGGAGGACAGGCGGCGGTTGCTGGGGTACGGGGCGGACGAGGCGGCGGCGAAGAAGCCGCGGGTGTTCGCGTTCACGGTGAAGATCGGGGACAAGGTGATCCAGAGCGAGTCGTGTGACGGGGGCGAGCTCGAGGGGGTTGACGACGCGGAGTTCTACGAGGTTCAGCCGGACGGGAGCAAGGCGTTGCTGGGTCCGGGGCGGGACGATGACGGGGGGGAGGTTCAGTGATCACGTTGGGGTTCATCGCGGTGTCGGTGATCTGCTTGTGTGCGGCGGTTGGTTTGATCGTGATGGGGGTGGGGGATTCGACTCGAGGTGGGGGGCTGCGGTGATGTTGGGCCGGCGGGCCTGCTGTGCTGGGGCGGGGCTGTTCCCCCCATCGGCCAGGTCCCTGGGAGCGTCGGGCGGCGCGGTTCCGGGGCATCCGTCCCGAGGCACGCGGCCTGCCGGCCTGTTGGTTCGAGCGCCCTCCTTCCACTCCTCCTCGACTCTGCCGGGGCTTGGCGTTGTTGCTGGGCCCCGGCGCTTTTTCGGGGCGGCGCGTGGTTGACCAGTGGCAGTACCAGCGTCCGGCGCTGTACGCCAAGCAGGAGGCGGCGATCTTCGATCCTGCGCGGTTCACGTGCATCGAGGCTGGGACGAAGAGCGGGAAGACGGTCGGGTGCATCGCGTGGTTGTTCGAGAACGCGTGGATGGGGAAGTCGGGGTGGAATCACTGGTGGGTGGCGCCGTACTACGGGCAGGCGCGGATCGCGTATGAGCGGATGAAGGCGGGGGTGCCGCCGCAGATCAAGTACTACAACGACCACGACAAGTTCATCAAGCTGACGAACGGTGCGTTCATGTGGTTCAAGTCGGCTGAGAAGCCGGACGCGATGTACGGCGAGGACGTGCATTCGGCGGTGGTGGACGAGGCGAGCCGTGTTCGCGAGGAGTCGTGGTGGGCGCTGCGGTCCACGTTGACGGCGACGGGTGCGCCGGCTCGGCTGATCGGCAACGTGAAGGGCAAGCTGAACTGGTTCTACCGGCTGTCGCAGCGGGCGCGGGCGTACCTTGCGGACTGGAGCGGGGAGCTGCCGAAGGAGTACTCGTACCACCGGATCACGGCGCTCGACGCGGTTGAGGCCGGGATCTTCCCGATGAGCGAGGTCGAGTCGGCCCGCAAGGATCTTCCGGAGGACGTGTTCCGGGAGCTCTACATGGCGGAGGCGACGGAGCTGGGGGCGAACCCGTTCGGGATCGAGTCGATCCGGAACTGCACGGTGTCGGAGTTGAGCAAGGAGCCGCCGGTCGCATGGGGCTGGGACTTGGCGCGCAAGCGGGACTGGACGGTCGGCGTCGGGTTGGACGTCTACGGCAAGGTGGCGAAGTTCCACCGGTTCCAGATGTCGTGGCCGCAGACCGTGGAGACGATCGTGGCCTCGACCTCGACGACGCCCGCGCTCGTGGACTCGACGGGCCTCGGCGACGTGGTGCTCCAGCAACTGGAGCGTGACGGTGGTCGCAATTTCACCGGGTATCTGTTCACGCAGCGGTCAAAACAGCAACTCATGGAGGGGCTGGCGTTGGCTATCCAGCGTGGAGAGGTGTACTTTCCAAGCGGAGTGATTGTGGACGAGCTTGAGAGCTTCGAGTACGAGCACACCCGGACCGGCGTTTCGTACAACGCCCCCGAGGGCCTTCACGACGACTGCGTCTGCGCCCTTGCGCTCGCTCGGCAGGCACTCGTCACGACCCGGATCGCGCCTGCGGAGGTGTGGTGATGCCCGGTAGCGAGCTCAGTGCAGCCTCCCTCGAGCTTCAGGAGATCCGCAGCCGCCGGTCGATCGGACGCAACGGCGGCCCGATCGCCCTGAAGCAGCCGATCGGCGACGCGCGGCGGGCGCTCGGGACCGGCCCGGTCGCGAAGATCCTGCAACTGCTCGGGAAGAACCCACCCGCCGCCGAGGTCCAGGACACCCTCCACGCCTACGCCACGATGCCCTGGCTGAGAGCGATCAGCGACAAGATCGGCGCCGCGATCACGAGCGTGAAGTGGCGCGCCTACGTCCGCGTCGAGAAGGGCGCGAAGGGCCACAGGCGCATCGTCCGCGACGTCCACCTCCAACGGGCGACCGGCGAGCAGCGCAAGAACCTGATCCGGGAGCTGCTCGAAACCGGCGAGCTGGTCGAGATCAGCGACCACCCGCTCATCACCGCGCTCTACAACGAGGGGTCGCACTTCACCGGGATCACCCTCAGGGAGCTGACCCAGAAGTACCTCGACCTCGTCGGCGAAGCGTTCTGGATCAAGATCCGCAACTCCGACGGGATGCCGATCCAGTTCATGCCGGTGCCGCCGCACTGGGTCAAGGAAACCCCCCGCACCGACGCGAACTACTTCGAGATCAACCCGCCGACCTCGGTGACCGGCCGCTACGAGAAGAAGATCGACCCCGAGGACATGATCTGGTTCGTCCACCCTGACCCGTACAACCCCTACCTGCGGGGCGTCGGCATGGGCTCGACCCTCGCCGACGAGCTCGAGACGGACGAGTACGCGGCGAAGTTCCTGAAGAACTTCTTCTACAACCAGGCCCGTCCGGACTACCTGATCTTCGGCGAGGGCCTCAGCCGCGAAGACACCGAGCGCCTCGAGCGCCGCTGGCTCGACAAGCTGCGCGGGATGTTCCGGGGGTTCGCGCCGTTCTTCCTGAACCGAAAGCTCGAGATCCAGCGGCTCACCCAGGACTACGGGCACCTCCAGATGCTCGACCTCCGCTCGAGCCAGCGCGACACATGCCTCCAGGTCTTCGGCGCCCAGCCAGAGATCTTCGGCATCACCGTCGCGTCGAACCGGGCGACGTCCGAGGTCGCCGAGTACCTGTTCTCGCGCTGGGTGATCGTGCCGCGGTGCGAGTTCATGCAGGCCGTCCTCCAGGTCAACCTCGTCCCCGAGTACGACGAGCGGATCATCCTGGACTACGACTCGCCGATCATGCAGGACAAGGAGCACAAGCTCAAGGTCGCCATGGCCGCCCCGTGGTCGATCACCCTCGACGAGTGGCGTGACCTCGGCGGCTGGCGCCCGCTGCCCATGAAGAAGGGCGAGCTGGTCTTCTGCAAGCCGCTCAACTTCGAGTTCTTCAACATCGACGACGCCAAGAACCCCGAGCCGCCGGAAGACGACGAGCCCGAGAACGAAACGCCCCCTGAAACTGATCAATCCGAGGACGACGACGGCGACGAGCCAGACGACGAGCAGCCGCCGGACGAGGACGAGGCCGAGCGGCTCGCCGAGGAGGTCCACCGCATGGGCGGCAAGGTCGCCGTCGCCTTCTCGAACTGGATCGAGAGCGTCCGCGGCAACGCGTTCGCGAAGCTCCCGGACCTGGTCGCGATGCTCGACGACGACGACACCGACGGCTTCATGGGCGCGCTCCTCGACGCCCTCGGCGTCCACGACGACCTCAACCGCGAGACGCAGAAGCTCGTCGTCCTCGCCGGGATGATGACCGCCGGCCAGATCAAGCCCTACTGCGCCGACGACGCCCAGATCGAGTCCTACGGCATCGGCGCGCACTCCTACTGCAAGAACGGGACGCCGCTCATCCACGACTTCATCGACGAGGCGATGGCCGGCGCCGACGAAGCGGTCGCGCTGATGAAGGCCTCGGGCGAGTGCTCGAACGAAAGCCTCGCCAAGGCGGTGGCCGCAGGCCTCGGCTTCACCGAGGAGCACTGGCGGCAGTGGTTCTCGAGCGACGACGGAGCGGCAGCAATCGATGAGGCGACGGCGCACCTCGAGCACGAGGTGCCGCAGCGGATCGCCGCCGACGCGGTGTCGATGGCCCAGTGGCACGTCCTCAACGACGCCGTGAAGGCAGGCCACATCTCCACGAAACGAATCGCGAGACGCTGGATCCGGCACCCCCAGGACGAAGAGTGCCGTCAGATGGCTGGAGCCGTCGCGAAGGGACTCGAGTACTGGGATCTGGACTCCGGTGATACAGTGATCGTGCCGACACGATCGCGCCCCGATTGCCGATGCTTCTCGAAGCTGGTGATCAACGGAGGTGAAAAATGAAGATGATCACGCCAGCGCAACTCCGTCGCACTGCGGAGAAGACGAAGCTCGACGACGAGTCGCTCATCGTCTGCGCCCTGAGCACCGAGATCTGCGCCCCCGAGGACGCCGGCCCCGAGAGCCGCACCCTCGACTTCACCATCTCCAGTGAGACGGTCGATTCCTACCGCGACGTCATCAACGCCGACGGCTGGAAGCTCGACCGGTTCCTCAAGAACCCCGTCGTCCTGTGGGCGCACAGCCACTGGACCCCGCCCGTCGGTCGGGCAGTGAACACCCGCGTCGAGGACAAGAAGCTGAAGTCCTCGGCCGAGTTCCCGGAGCGGGAGATCTCCGCCTTCGCCGACGACGTCTTCAAGATGCTGAAGGCGAAGTTCCTGCGCGCGACGTCCGTCGGGTTCATCCCGCTGGAGTGGACCTGGGACGACGAGCGCGGCGGCTTCAACTTCCTGAAGCAGGAGCTGTTCGAGTTCTCCATCGTGCCCGTGCCCGCGAACCCGGACACCTTGGTCAACAGCATCGCCAACGGCCGCGCCGACGACGTGGACCTCGCCTTCCTCAAGGACTGGTGCGAGCAGACGCTCGACCTGTGGCGGCCGGACGGCCACGTCGCGCTCTGGGTTCCGCGGCACTCCGTCGAGGAGGTCCACGCGGCGATCTCCAACCACAAGACCTCGGTCGCCGTGACCGACACGGCCGGCGACGTCGGCACGGTGATCCGCGACTCCGGGACCGCTGTGTCCCCGTCCGGGCACGTCGAGACGACCATCACCGACGACCCCTACTTCGAGTTCTGGAGCCCGAACGCCGGCTTCCGGAACGGCGACCCAGAGCAGGTCGTCACCGCGGTGTCGTGGACCGTCAACACCGACGACGACCGCGAACAGAAGATCCTCGACTCCATCGAAGCCCTCCGCAAGGAGATCGCGGCACTCTCCGAGCGGCTCGAGGACGAGCCGGACGTTCACGAAGACGGGATCGCCGACGACCCGACGCCCGACGAGGGCAGCTTCGACATCGTCCGGGCCCTCCACGCGAACGACGAGGATGCCCAGGACGACCTCGTCAACGCGCTGAGGTCCGTTCTCGAGAACATCACCAACCCCAAGGACATCGAGGCCGACGACATCGACCCCGAGCTCCTGCGCTCCGTTGTCGCCGAAGAGGCGGAGCGCGCGATCATGAAGCGCACTGGCAAACTTCCAAAGGAGGTCTGAAATGTCCGGAGAACTGAAAACCGCCGAGAGCATCCGCGCCTACCTCGCGGACGTGGTGAAGGAAGTCGTCGGCGAGAAGGTCGATGAGATCCAGAAGCACTACCAGAACGAGCTCGCGAAGCTGCGGTCCGACTTCGCAGCCGAGCGCAACGCGGCCGACGCCGAGAAGAAGGGCCTCAAGGCGGCCCGCTTCCTCCGCGCCTTCGCCAAGGCCGGCGGAAACCTGAGCGCGGCCATCGAGACGGCCCACAAGGCGAACGACATGACCACCGTCAGGGCCATGGAGGCCACCGACGCCACCGCTGGTGGTGTCTGGGTGCCCGAGGAGCTCTCGAAGGAGGTCATTGAGCTGCTCCGTCCGGCCTCGGTCGTGCGGCGCATGGGCCCGCGGGTGCTCGACATGCCCACCGGGTCGATGGCGATGACCAAGATCACCGGAGGCTCCACCGCGGGGTACATCGGTGAGGGCGAGAACGTCGGCGTCACCGGCCAGACCACCGGCCGCATCTCGCTGAACTGGAAGAAGCTGGCCTGCCTGCTGCCGATCTCCAACGATCTGCTCCGGTTCAACAGCTTCGCCGGGGACGAGATGATCCGCGACGACGCCGTCGCCGGCCTCGCGCAGCGGTCCGACCTCGCCTTCATCAGCGACGACGGCACCGAGCACACCCCCAAGGGCATCTACCACATGGCGCCGGCGGCGAACAAGTTCAACGCCAACGCCACCGTCAACCTCGCGAACGTCACCGCCGACATCGCGGCGGCGATCCTGCGGATGCGGAACGCCAACGCGCGGATGCTGAAGGTGGGCTGGCTGTGGGCCCCGACCACCGAGCTCTACCTCATGTTCCTCCGCGACGCGAACGGCAACTACGTGTGGAAGGACGAGATGGTCCGCGGCACCTTCAACGGCTTCCCGTTCGGCGCCACGACCCAGATCCCCTACACCCTCGGCACCGGCTCCAACGAGTCCAAGGTCTACCTCGTGGACTTCGCCGACATCCTCATCGGCGAGGCGAACATGCTCGAGGTCGAGGCCTCCAGCACCGCGGCCTACCACGACGGCACCTCCGTCGTCTCGGCCTTCTCGAAGGACCAGACCGTGCTGCGGCTCATCGAGCACCACGACATCGCGACCCGCCACGAGGAGTCGATCGTCGTGATCGAAGCCACCAAGTGGAACGCCGGAACCTGATGAGGGCGGCGGAAAGGAGATGACGACATGACCATCCAGGCGAAAGACTACGGTTCCTACCTCAGCGCCGTCCTCGGGATCGCCAACAAGGCGGTCACCGCGGCCGGTGCCGGTGACGCGGCCTATGAGGCTGGCGCGATCCAGGACATGCAGGCGCTCGACCACCCCCTCAGCGGGCTGGCCGTGATCCCCTACACCACGACCCTGGCCCAGGCGGCGACCCTGACCATGAAGGTCAAGCTCGAGCACGGCGACGACTCCGGTCTGTCCGACGCTGCCGACTACACCTTCAAGGTGACCGGCGGCGAGGTCAGCAAGGGCGTCGTGGCGACCGGCGACACGGGCGGCTCGACCGAAACCGGCGTCGTGACCCAGCGGTTCGACCTCTCGGGCCTCAAGCGGTACTTCCGCCTGAGCGTCTACGTGGACCTGAGCGCCGGCAGCACCGACACCGTGAGCTACGGCAGCGCCCTGGTCCTCGGTGGCCTCGAGAAGTTCTGAGGTGAACCATGGCTGACGAACTCGTGAGCGTGAGATTCATCCGGAAACAGGTGCCGTATCTGGCCGGCGATCTCGCGGGCTTCCCGGCATCCGCCGCGCAGCGACTCGTCGCTGGCGGTGTGGCGACCTACGTGGAACCCCCGCCGGGGCTCGACGAGTTCGGTCGGCCGTTCTCCCCGGAAGAGGAAGAGCCGAAGGCCAAGGGCCGGAAGGCCTCCTCGAAGAGCAAGGAGGACGCTGTGTCGGACGAGAAGGAAAAGGCCGAGCTCGACAAGCGGAAGACCGGCGATCCGGGCACCGTGAAGAAGTGAGGTCACCGTGAGCCTGCAAGTCCTGACAGCGGCCAGCTCGACCAACCTCACGACCGTGAGTCGCGTGAAGGTCGAGCTCGGGGTGACGACCGGAGAGAAGGACGCCTGGATCTCCCAGGCGATCCCTGCGGCGTCGAAGCTGATCGAGGGCGAGGCGAACAACTTCTGGGCCTACCAGCAATACCTCGAAACCATCCCGGGGTCCGGGTCGGCGCGTCTTGTGCTGGCCCGGACCCCCGTTATCGGGACGCCGACGATCGTCATCGACAACGGGACCGTGGCAGACTTCACCGTCGAGGACGCCGACGCAGGCATCCTCTACCGGCGGCAGGGTTGGACCCAAGAGGTGTCCTACTGGCCGAACACCATCAAGCGCGACCCGAACATCGACGACGTCCACCCCAGCATCTACGTCACCTACTACGCCGGTTTCAACCTGCCGTCGTTCTCAGACCCGGAGGACGGCATCGCCTATCTGCCGGCGAACATCGAACGCGCCTGCATCCTGACCGTGAAGGCGTGGTACCTGCGGCGCCAGCGCGACCCGGACGTCTCCTGGAAACAGGTCGGCGACTTCGCGATCGGCTACCGGAAGCAGGACAGTGGAGATGGGCTCGGGCTGCCCCCTGACGCCCGTGCGCTGATCAGCCAGCGGGTGTTCTGATGTTCGAGGACGAGTTCCTCGAGATGATGATCGACACGGTCACCCTCGAGCGGAGGACCGGGGTCGATGCCGACGGTGTGGTGACCTACGGCCCGCCGTCGGTTCTGAAGTGCCGGATCTCCCCGAAACCGAAGCAGATACTCACCATGACCGGCCGCGAGGTCGTCAGCACCGCGACCATCCACCTCGTCGGCGCCCCCGAGGTCAGCCCCGAGGACCGCGTCACCATGCCCGACGGCGACCAGCCGCCGATTCTCAGAGTCGCGAGGCCCCCCGACAGGGACGGCCCGCACCACACGGAGATCTTCGTCTGATGGCTACCGGCCTCACCGAGCGCACGCCGAGCATGGCGACGATGCAGGGCAACCTGAACGTCAACGCTAAGTTGCTCGGCGCGAAGGAGATGGCGGCTGTCCTGCGGCAGCTTCCACCGGCCGCGAGGAAGGCCATTCTCAACGCCTTCGAGAAGGAGGCGTGGAAGATCATCAAGACGGCCCAGCAACGCTACGTCCCGGTGGACACCGGGCAGCTTGCCTTCAGCGGGATGGTCTACACCCACCCCGGCATGTACCCGAGCGTCGAGTTCGGGTTCGGCGGCGCGGCGAAGGCCTACGCCGTCGTCCAGCACGAGAACGAGTGGTTCCAGCACCCCGGCGGTGGTGGCCCCTACTACCTGAGCATCCCGACCGAGGCAGCGATGCCTCGGGTCGTCAAGCAGACCGGCATCGAGATCCGCACCGAGTTCAGCAAGTTCGACACCCGGAGGTTCCAGTGAGCATGGTCGAGGAGATCGCGACCTTCCTCGCTGTCACCGGCCACGGGACCGTCGGGACGGACATCTTCCGGCGCCAGATGCCGAACGACCCGGACGACATCCTGTGCATCGTGCAGGAAGGCGGCGAGGCAGGCGAGTTCGTCCAGGACAGCCTCAACATCGAGGTCGAGCAGCCGCGCCTCCAGATCTACTCGAGGTCGCTCAGTCCGGCGACGGCGGAGCTTGCGCTCGACGGTCCCTACCGCGAGCTCATGCGGGTCCGCAACCAGATGATCGGCGGGACGCGCTACATTTCGATCATGCCGATGATGAGCCCAGCGATCGTTGACCGCGACGAGAACAGTCGCTTCATCGCCCGCTGCGACTTCAGCGTCCGGAAGGGGTTGAGCGATGCAACGTAAGAAGCCGAGCGAGAACGAAGAGCCGGTTGTCGTCTTCGACGAGGCCGCGGAGGTCGCCGACGAGCAGTGGGACGAGCTCGCCGAGACGCTCGAGGAGGAGCCTGTCGAGGCGGAGCCGGAACCGGAGCCTCAGCCGGATCCAGGCCCAGCTCCGAAGATCAGCACGTTCATGTGGCGCGGTCAGACGCGCTACCGCTGCTCGCTGTGCCCCTACGACTCCGCCGACGAGAGCGAAGCCTACAAGCACTATCAAACCAACCATGTTGTCGTCCCGAAGGGCCAGCGCGTGGAGACGGTTGACACCGGCCTCGTGGGCCCGACCGGCGACAGGATCATCCGCGTACAGGAGGTAAACGATGGCACGGGTACGCCTGACCCCAGTTGATCTTCCGAAGACCCATCCGGGTGCGTCGGTGGCCTACACGTTCGCAACGGCCGACACCGCGGACCACAACGACTTTCTGCTCACCGGCAGGGAAGTCCTCCTCATCAGCAACGGCGGCGCGTCGCCCGTCGATGTGACGGTCGGCTCGGTCGCCGACCCCTACGGCCGGACCGGCGACCTGACCCTGACGGTTGCGGCCGGCGCGACCAGGGCGATCGCCTTCCTCGACCGCGCCGGATGGATGCAGTCGGACGGCGCGCTCTACCTCAACACGACCTCGACGGACATCTCGTATGCCGTCCTGCGGCTCCCCGCGTAAGGAGGTGAGATCATGACTCTTCCCAGCCACGGAACGCTGCTCCAGACCGGTGACGGCGCCACCCCGACCGAGGTGTTCGCCACCATCGCCAAGATCAAGGATATCGGCGGCCCCACCATGAACCGGGGCACCCACGACGCGAGCACCCAGACGACCGACTGGTCCGAGGTGGTGCCGGGGCTCAAGAAGGGCGGGCAGTTCACCTTCGACGTGAACTTCATCCCGACCGACGCGACCCACGACCCGTCCACCGGCCTCATCAAGGACTTCGTGGACGGCACCAAGAGGAACTTCCGGATCATCTGGCCGGACGCGTCCTCGACGACCTGGCAGTTCGCCGGCTACGTCGTCAACTTCGAGCCGGATGCCCCGGTCGATGGCCTGCTCACCGCGAGCGTGACCGTCGAGATCACCGGAGATCCCGCTCCCGACTTCGACGTGACCTGAGGTGAATGATGGCTGATCCTGCACTCGGCATGGGCTACGACGTGGAGTTCGAGGCCGACAAGCCTCGCACGCTCCGCATCGACTTCAACACGCTGTGCCGCGCAGAGGAGGCCTGCGGCAAGTCCTTCCTGGACATGACCGAGGAACTCACAGGAGTCCGGCTCAGGGCCCTCGTCTGGGCCGGACTCCAGTATCAACCCGGCGAGAAGAGACTCAGCCTCGATGAGGTCGGCCTGCTCTGCGGCGCCTACTTCGTGCCGATCATGTCGGCCCTCACCGAGGCGTGGCTCAAGGTGCAGCCGGAAGTGTCCGAGGAGGATGCGCCAAACCCTCAGCCGACGGCCACAGAGAGAAACTGACATGGGAGATGCTGTGGGCCGTCGGTAGATACGATCTCCGACTGACGGAAGAGGAGTTCTGGAGAATGGTCCCGCGCCAGTACATCGCACTGCTCAGGCGCGAGAGATCGGCCAGGATGCGCGCCGAGTACGGTCCGGCGATGATCGTGTCGGCGCTGACGGCGCTCATGTCGAAGAAGCCCTCGAACCCGAGCAAGTTCATGCCCTCGCTGCAACAGGACGCGAAGCAGGAGAAGCCGTGGCAGGACCAGATGGCGACGATGCGCGGTGCTCTCGAGGCCCTCGGGGGTAGGTGATGGCCTTCAACTTCTACATCGCCAACCTCTTCGCCAAGCTCTCGGCCGACACGTCCGGCTTCGACAAGGAGATGCGGAGGTCGGCGGCGCACCTGAGGCGCTCCGCAGAGGACATGACCCAGGCTGGCAGGATGATGAGCCTCGGGGTGACCCTGCCGCTGATCGGCATCGGGGCGGCGAGCGCGCAGATGGCGATGGACTTCGAGGAGTCGATGACGAAGATCATCACCCTCGTCGGCATCGCCAAGGAAGAGGTGGACGAGTGGGGGCCGGCCGTCAAGGACATGGCGGGCGAGGTCGGTGTCTCCGCTGGCGAGCTCGCCGACGCGCTCTTCTACATCACCTCCGCCGGTATCCGCGGCGCTAACTCCATGGAGGTGCTCGAGGCCTCGGCCAAGGCCTCGGCGATCGGCATGGGCGTCACCAAGGACGTCGCCTACGCCGCCGTGTCGGCGATGAATGCCTACGGCGAGGCGAACCTGTCGGCGGAGATGGCGGTCGCGACCCTGATCCGCACGGTCCGCATGGGCAACATGGAGGCGAAGTCGCTGCCGATGGCCTTCGGCCGCGTGCTGCCTGTCGCCGCCGAGCTCGGCATCTCGTTCCAGGACGTCGGCGCGTCGATCGCCATGATGACCAGGTCCGGCGTCACGGCCCGCCTCGCCGCCTTTGCACTGCGCTCGATGATGATGACGATGGTCGCCCCGACCTACGAGTCCAACAAGGCGATGCACGAGCTTGGCCTCACCTGGGCCGAGGTCCGCAGGGTCGCCCGCGAGGACGGGCTGCTCAACGCTCTCCAGATGATCAAGGAGGCCACCAAGGGCAACACCGAGGCGCTCCAGCAAGTGATCCCGAACGCCCGCGCCTTCATCGGCGTCCTCCAGTTGGTCGGCAGGAACGCTGAGTACACCGACTACGTCTTCAAGCACCTCGCCGAGACGACCGAGAAGGACGTCAACCAGACCTTCGAGCAGTGGTCGGAGATCGCCCGAGCGGACATGAAGAAGGCGTGGGCCGAGATCACCGAGGCCGCGGTCACCTTCGGGGCGACCCTGACCCCCATGACCGAGGGGCTCCTCCTCATGGCGAAGACGGTCAATGGCCTCGCCAAGGCCTACAACTTCATGCCGAACTCGCTGAAGCTCATCACGATGGGCTTCGCTGCGGCTGTCGGTGTTATCGGGCCGCTGCTCCTGCTCCACGGCAGGCTCGCGAGGGCTGTCGCTGGAGTCCGCGGCATCATGATTCAGATGATCGGGACGACGGAGTTCTTGGTTTCCAAGCAGGACAGGCTGACGCTTTCGCTCAAGGCCCAGTCGTTCATGACGACGAAGCTCGCTGGCGACTGGAGGAATCTGCATCTCCAGCAAACCATGGTTGGCGCGGCCGGTCCTGGCATCACAACGAAACTCACGGGCATGTCCGCAGCGATGACCGCCCTCGGCTCCGCGACCGCCGTCGCCGCAGCGGCATGGATAGGGAAAGACATCGGCCTGTGGATCAGCGACATAACAGGCCTCACGAAGGCGACATTGACGATGCCGTCTGCGATGGACTTGTTTACGAAGTCTCTAGCGAACAACGAAGAAGAGTTCAATCGCGTCCAGGAGTTGCTGGCCGGGGTTGCGGCCGAGCTGGGTGACCAGCGACTCGAGTGGATCATGAACGCCGAGCAGACTGACGCCAACGCCGAACGAATGGCGAAGTACTACGACGAGCTAATGAAGTCCGTGCAAGCTCAACGGATCGCGGCCGACGCCATCGCCAACATGACCGAGGCGGAGAAGAAGCACCTCTCCTACATCAGCGAGGAGCAGACGCTGCTTCGCGAGCTCATCCAGATTCGCGACGAGCGGAACAAGAAGATCCGCGAGGAGTACGACCTGATCACCGGCCCGGAGATGCGGACCGCCGTCCGCGAGCTTCAGGCTGAGTACGAGAACCTGAAGAGCCAAGGCATCCCGATCCCCTTGATCTGGGAGAAGATGAAGGACAAGCTCAAGGACGCGATCCGGCTCCAGTACTCCTTCGGCGAGACTGCCAGCAACGCCATGCGTGGCATCGCTGCCGAGATCGACAAGAGCGGCGTCCCTGCGCTCCAGAGGTTCATCGACGAGCTTGACCGCGGCGAGCAGATGCTCACCGAGAGCGGGGAGTCGATCGGCGAGAAGTACGGCGTGCTCACGTCCGGCGAGGTCCAGGACGCGCTCGAGGAACTCCACGACGTGTTCATCAAGATGAGGGAATCCCACATCTCGGACGAGCAGATCGTGAAGCAGCTCGGCGGGCGCTTCAAGGAGCTCGTGGACATCGGCGACGGCTACGAGGAACCCTTCGCGAAAGAGATCGTCAAGATGGGCGACTACTTCGCGGAGAAGGGCGAGCCAGCCATCAAGGAGATGATCGACGCCTTCCAGAACAAGCTGCCGCAAGCCGTGGACGTGACCGGCGGCAAGCTGCTTCCGATGTTCGAGCAGATCAAGGACTCTGTCGGCGGTGCGCTCGAGGGCGGGTTCGGGAAGGGCTGGGAGGACGGGGTCCGGGTCATCAGCGACGAAGCCTACTCGAACCAGTTGATGAGAGCTGTTGACGCCCCGCTGAGTGGCGGTTTCGAGAAGGGGTTCGACACGTTCCGCGAGGAGATGCTCGGGATCGCGGCAGAGATCCGCTCGACGTCGATGACGATGAAGGTCATTCCGGACTACGATGCCTTCTGGAACGCGTTGCAGGACATCGTCGATGGCAGAGTGCCGGACACGGGAGGCTAGATGGCATTCGACCTCTCTGACGTCGGGATCGAGCGCGGGACGACGAAGGTGCTGTTCAACCACCCGCCGATCATCGAGCACCGCCATGCCGAGAGCGGGCAGGACACGATCTACGAGGTCGCGGTCCCCGGCAACCCTGTCGCCGTCCAGTACGTGCCTTCGCAGGCGAAGATCTTCCTGCGGCTGCGGTGGGAGCAGGTCACCCCGGCGCAGATGGCGACCCTCGAGACGCTGCGGGCCGGGGCTGGGCTGATCACCGTCAAGCTCACCCCCGGCAGCGCGACGACCTTGACCTGCGTGTTCGGGCCCGACAGCGAGCAGGAGATCACCCCGTACACCGGAGACTACCCCGAGAGCGACAAGATCGGCGGCGCGCTGCCGGACCTGATGAAGACCTACAGGGTCCGGCTGACCCTGATTAGAATGGCGTAGGAGGACGCGATGAGCTCACAGATTCTCTTCCGGGATGCAGCGGCGCCGTCGGACCCGGACTCCAACCTCCAGTTCAGGTGGGAGAACACGATCAACACGCCGATCATCTCGGCGTCCTGGCTCGACGACGGCATGGCGATCTCCGACGTCTACACCGTGGCTGCGACCTCCTCCTCGGCGGTCAACGTCACCGCCGACGATCCGAAGAACGAGGTGGTGGCGAGCGGTGTCTCCGTCGTCGCGAACGACTCCACCGTCAACTACGGCGTCGTCCCGGGCGTCGGCATCGTGTTCTCCTCGTCGCTCGCGAGCGGATGGACCGGGAAGATCTCGATCGGTGCCCTCATGGCGTCCGGCGGGTCCACCTCAGACCGGCTGAACGTCGGAATCGTCGAGTCCGGGACGATCAGCACCCAGCGGCGGATCGCAGCGGTGAACGTCGGCAGCGAGGCGAGCGCTGACACCGAGGTCGTGGCGCTCCCGTGGTTCTTCCTGGAGGACGACGCGATCGGCTGGATCGTCAAGCTCGACAACCACACCGACGCGTCGCGCCACGACCTGGCCGTCCCGGGCGACTTCGACATCACCTACGCCGACTACCAGTCCGGGGCCTCGCCTCCGACCGCCGACGTATTGGTGGACGGGACGAAGGCGATCGAGGACGCGAAGTTCGACGGCACGACCCTCTACCAGTACGGCAAGGGCAACGGCTACATCGACGCTGTGGACAAGTTCCTGGGGCTTGGCATCATCTTCGCCGCGAGCCCCGGCGATCCCTCGAGCCTCACGCACACCTTCCACGTCCGCGCCGGCTACGAGCAGGTCCAGTTCGCGCCGGACGTCGCCGGCTCCCCTGGGACGTGGCAGACCGGGCCGCTGACCCTGACCGAGAGCGGGCAGACCACCGGCACCATCACGGCGAGCGGCATCGCCTACTTCTGGTTCCGGACGAACGTGGGAACCTCGGAGGCCCCCGGCGACCGCAGGCTCTTCAACCTCAAGGCCCGCGGGCTGACGGTGTAGGAGGTCGAGATGGCTGGCATTCGCGAATGGGAGTTCGGGCAGTTCGACTCGCAGGCTGCCGACTTCGACGCCGACTTCTGGTCTGGCTTCCGGTCCATCCTGGTCTACGGCAACACGTACAGCCAGGAATCAGGAACCATCTACTACAATCCATTGAGTGCCAGCGTCGGATGGAACAACACCGCGAACCCGCTCCACTACGCAGCGGTCATCGAGATTGCGCTGGCTCAGATCAAGGCGAAGCTGGGCCAGATCCCGGTGCTGGTCAAGGTCGAGCTGCGGCTCTTCGCGTATGCCACGCACGACAACTGGAACATCTGGTGCCACCGGATGTATACCTCCTGGGATGTCGGCGACTCGTCGAACCGCTACTCCGACAGATCCGCACTGATCACGTGGTACGAGGATTGCTACGCGCCCTATCCTGGGCAGGACCGGACGTCGGCGCGTGATGCCGAAACCGGTTATCAAACGAATACCAACAATTCAGAATTCGCGCTAGATATCACCGCAGTCGTCGCCCGCGCACTGCGCGACAACACCCCGATCAGGCTCTACCTCGACGCCTACTCGCCGACATCTGGCGCGAGCGCAGCGAGCATCTATTGGAACCCGACCGAGAACACCTTCTATCGGCCGTACCTCGCCGCGTTCTACCTGTACCCGATCGAGTTCTATGAGTCGCTGTCCGGCGGCGGGATCGACTACGCCAGCGCGATCCAGGAGGCAGAGGACGGGCACTACTACCTCGGGGCCGTCGAGCGCGAGCAGACCGGCACGCCGATTCGGTGCTGGCTGCGGAACTACACCGGGGCGACGCAACAGGCCGAGCTGCTCGACGATCACCCCGAGTGGACGACCCCGGTCCAGCGGGTCGGCACCGGCACCGGCCAGCTCGACTTCGTGACGCTCTCGGAGGTCGCGACCTCGCAGAAGTACACGGTGGTGTTCTACTCGGCGACCCAGTTCGAGGTGAAGGCGGAATCCTACCGCGACAACGCCATCGGCTACCACCCGCAGATCAACGCCGATGCCTCGTGGCGCGGCACGGTCGGGACCAACTTCACCTCGCCGCAGGGCGGACTCACGATCCCGGCGGCGGCATGGCAGTCGAGCGGGATCACGACCGGCGATGAGTTCGAGATCGGGGTGCGCGGCAACACCACTGACACCGCATGGCCTGCCGACTCGAACGATCAGGTGGAGATCACCTACGACGACAACGGCACTGCCGATGCTACCGGCTGGCGGCCGGTCGTTGCCCACCGGGAGAAGGCGACGAACTCGGTCACGATCGACGCAGCCTCGGTGTTTGTGCCGCTGCGGCACGTCGTGCCCGCCGATTGGCCCATCGGCAACAAGGTGTCCATCCTCAACTCGGCGACGATCGACGAGGGCACTGTCACCTCGACGCAGGAGCGCAGCCTGGGAGCCGACATATTCACCGGGTCCGGGCTCGACGACTTCGCCGCCCCGACCGGGAACTACAACGGCAACGCCAACCGGACGTACCGCATCCAGATCGACGCCAACGGCACGCCAGACACGTTCTCGTGGAGCCGTGACGGATCGACGAGCTGGGTGGCGACCGGTGTGCCGCTGTCGTCCACCCCGGTCGAGCTGGAGGACGGCATCTGGTACTCGTGGTCAGCGACGACCGGCCACACCATCGGCGACTACTGGACCTTCGACGCCGACACCTGGGGCATCACGATCGGTGGGCTGACCGTGACGAGCAACATCTATGGGGCCGGTGCCATCGTCAGCTCCGGGCTCCCAATCCGCGACCTTGCCGCTGCGACGTGGGCGACGGTCACGGCAGCGAGCGGCGACGGGCAGACCCCGGCATCACGGGTCTACTGCGACACCACCGGGTTCTCGAACGGCGACACCGTCTTTATCCAGCAAGCCGGGAGCAACGGCGACTCCGAGACTGCCACGATCACCGGCACGCCGACGGCAACCTACTTCGACGTGACCATGGACCTGACCTACGCCTACGGGGTCGGCGACTTCGTGAC